TGCATAATTAAGTCATTACTCCGCCCACGGGAGATATGTTAATCGAGAACCGATAGAAGCAGAGGAATGACTAACCCCAGCATTGGAATTAAGAGCGAATAGACCCGCCAAGCCGCCATCGTCAGAGCGACCACCGATTGACAAACAATGTAATGAATCATCCGTATTATCCCAATTATAGTCACACCAGTATGTTGTTTCTGAACCATTGTTGCAAGATAAAGCGAAAAAGTCACACGTAGACGTAGTTACTATTTTTGTTTTGTATCCAGTAACTACAGCATTTGCTGCTATATTTTTATAGTACGGATTATCATTCGAGATAGAATCACCGAAATGATCTGGAGAATCGCACTTATACCATAATCTAGTGCCGTAACCAGAAGTATATACACTAATAACATCGTCGGTGTGTTTCCACACATGCCCAAATGGATTCTCTATTCCTCTATATCTATTACACTTTCTTGTAGTAGTTGTAGTATTAGAGCCAGATGAATCTGTCTATTGTATAGTTACTGTAACTTCACCAGAACCACTACCTAAACTATCAGAACTTCCAGTAGGAATAAACGAGTAGGTTGTAGTTCCGTTGATAGTTACTGCACCTGTAGTACAACCAGAACCTAATCCACCTTGTCTAAATCCTTCAACTGTTAATGCAGTATTAACTGCTTTTTGACTATTTCTGGTAGCATATTCTACTAAGAACAAATGACATATAGCTCTGTGTTCATTATATGTATATATATTCCATGAATTTCCTAAACCATTAGCTCTTGCTTTTGGTCTTACAGTAGATCTTGTGAAATTAACACTAGGTATTTTATTTTTAGAAGATCTATAATAATTTCCATCAATATAACCTTCATATGCAGACACATAAGCTTCTTTATGGTGATGCCATCCTGGTTTGGCATGTGGACATATTTTTAAATTATGTGTTTCAGTAGATTCTACATAATCATCTATCCACCAAAATTCAGGTATTTTAATCATTACGTTTACGTTATTGTCTTCTAACAAAGTATTTACATCTCTCCATCCTCCAGCAGAATAATTTTCACATTTAGTCCAACTATCGTTTAGCTTTAACATTCTATATAAAGGATTTCCATCTTTGAAATAAATATATCCTTTCATCATACTCTATATAGGCAATGATCTATGCATATCCATATTACCAATACGAGTACAATTTGGATTAGATGATGTTTCTGACCATTGTACACCATACCAATCTGGAGCATCTAGTGTAACAATTTCACCTAATACAAAGTTGTTTGGTCTAGTAGTAACAGCTCCAGAAGTTAATATATCAGAAGCATATGAACTGAATTTACAAGTAACAGTTACTGCATTATTATATCCTCCCAAACATCCTAGCCATATTTCCACATTAGTTGATGTAGTTACGTATCCTGCAATAAATTCAACTCCAACACTTTGTTGCATAACTAGTTTTACTAGTGTTCTTTCTCTAGTACTTGCAACTAATGAAGCGTAATTAATAGTGTTATATTTAATATCATTACCTCCGATTATTTCAAATACTATTTGTTTATTGCCATATAAATTATCTGTTGGTAACTATAAAGTTGCTAATTTTATCCAAACCTAGTGCTAGCCATCAGCTAAATTTGTATACCTCTTTGTAAAATCTAATCCAGAAGCAGTTCCGTTTTCTATAACATTCTTACCATCTACCATATCTGCATTCAGGTTGGTACATAGAGTAGTAGAATTAGTTTTGATAGGAGCTAGATTAGAGCCAGTATTTAATTCTAATTGCCCATCTCCAAATGTAGCTTTGGTAACAGTGTTATAACCAATATTTAAATTATTAGAAGCACCAACACCCAAATACCATGTATTTACTGTTTGATTGTTATTATAAAATCGCACATAAGCTCCGCCGTCAGATTCAGTGCTATATAATTCTAATTGTGCTCCTCCTACTGAATTTTTAATTCTCAACAGACCGGTCATAGTATCACCAGCTTTCTTTACATAAGTAGTAGTAGGATCTACACCTAACGCACTAGTTACATTAGCTTTAGTTATACTAATAGTGCCATCAGTATTAGTAATATTACTACCAGTCTTAACTCCACCTAATACACTACTAGATGCTTTAGGTAAAGTATAAGTATAAGTAGCTACTAATTTACCAGTATCATCAATAGATAATCTATCTCCTACAATTATACCACCAAGCGTAGTAGTAGTAGCAGCAGGTAATACATACTTATTAGCTTCAGCTTCTATAGCAGCTAGTTTATTCTTTTCAGGAGTAGTATAATCATTAGTACTAAGACCTTTACCTTCAACTTTATCTACTTTTTGAGTCTACAGTTGAGTAATATTACTATTTAACGTCTCTTCTACACCAGTAGCTCTTTCTACTTCATTTGCTATAGCTGTAGCATTAGCTGATTCAGCGCCTTTAGCTCTATTAGTTTCTACTAAGATAGCTGCATTTCTATCACTAACTTCTGTGGCAATAGCTTCTTTTCTATCTTGTACTTCTTTGTTTATAGCATTAGTATGTTGAGTATCTATCTGAGTAGATCTATCAATTTCATTCTGTAAGTTAGTACTAATAGTCTATTCAGCAGATTGAGCTCTATTCTTCTCAGTAGCTATATCGTTGCCTAATTTAGTTTCAGCAGCACGAGCAGTAGCAGCTTCTTTATCTATATTACTTTGTAAAGTAGCTAAAGACTATTCTAATGAATCTGAATCAATAGCAATACTAATTACATTATCTTCACTAATACTAACATCTTTACCTGGTTTTAACTTATTAATTAAGTCATTATAATCACCAGATGTAGCTACTGGTTTAAAATCTGGTTTGTTAGTAATATTATCCCATTGTACAGCTAGATCACCAGATGCACTAATCACATTAGTTTCTTGATCAATTTCAATGTTTAAACCTGCAATGAGTTTCTTCTAATACTTTGCACGTATATCAGCAAAGGTATCAATCATCTCAGTATGAAGTTCCTATAACTGATGTTGTTTAACAAAGTCTAAGAAGTCTTTAGATGTAATAATACCGGCAGAACTTGTAGAAGCTACTGGTATTGAAACAGTTTTATTACTTCCATCATACTTAAACATTACCATAGTAATGCCATTAGGATTTGAAGTATTAAACTGTATATCTTTTATTACGTCTTTTACCTCTTCATCATCTACTTTACTATCTACATCACTAATGTTTGCTTTATCATTAAGCAATTTGTTTACCTATGTTTTAGTATAGTAGTTGCTAAGATCAGGTATACCACCAGAGGCAGCCAGCCTTACCCATTCGGTTCCATTGAAATATTTAATGCTACCACCGTAAGGATTATCAGATAAGTCAACCCAATAGTCTATTTCTTCCGGATTAGGTTGAACAGATGTTGCAAAAAATATTATCCTATTTGTTACCATATGTATTTGTTATATTAAGCTGCTGGAGTTTCTAATGCAGCAACTCTTGTAGTTAATGCGTCAATTAAATCTTTTAAAGCTTTACCTTGTGCAGCAGCTAAAGCTTCTGTAGTACTAGTACTCGTTAAAGTATTATTTATAGTCACTTTAGTATCTGCTGTAGGAGGTGTATATCCTAATGCACTAGTCACATTAGCTTTACTAAGACTAATTGTACCATTACTATAAGAAATATTTGCTCCTACCTTTACTCCACCAATAGTTTCAGCTGTAGCTGTTGGTAAAACATATTTATTTGCTTGTGCAGCAATACCATCTAGTTTAGTTTTATATGCATCAGTAAAGTCATTACTAGATAGTTCTTTTCCTTCCACCTTATCCACTTTACCTGATTCAAGTGCAGCAATCTTAGCACTCTGATCATTATCTGTATCATCATTTATTGGTAGCCATTTGCTACTACCTGCATAATACTTAATTACATTACCTTTTGGATCTGCTGCTAAGTCAACCCAATAATCAAACTCTTTGGGATTTGGAGCTACATAGCTTCTTGTTATTCTTGTCATATACGTATATTTTAATTATTAATTCTAATGTATTACAAATTGTAATAATTTATGAGTACCAGTAGAGTCACTTATATTAAGTGATATACGTGCCTATCTAGTAGCATCTGTGTCATTAGGATCTAGAGTAATGTCTATTCTATCCTATTTGACATTTATATGTACATACTGTGCAGAACTAAATCCTTGAATATTGTACATATTACTATGAACATCTAGTGAAACAGTTTCACCAGATTTAATAAATCTATGTGGTGTAAGATTCCAAGCATCTATTACTTCAGGAATAATGTTTCTAGCTCTATTATCCACATATAATATATTATATAATATAGTTTCTTTTTCCATAACGCATTTTAAGTCGTTTTAATCTACTTTCTTTATTAAATGAACAACTCATCCATTAAACTCTAAAAGCTTCTTAGAAGAGTCCTTAGGTACGTAACAATCAATGTGACTCCACCCATCGGTGTTAGCTTCTAATCTAATAGGGTATTCAAATAATTCAGCATTCTATCTTACTATATTATTTACTGTATTACTATCTAAATCCTTTACATTAAAGTCTATCGCTTTACCAAGTGCGTGAGCCGATAAGTAAACGTTATTTTTACTCTTTACTAACTAACACATATTACAACGTAAACCTCTTTGTGAGAACTATCCACCAGATTTCCAAGTATTAATGGTAATAGGTTTATTGAATATCTTAGTACGTAGTATATACAAAGTACTAAGTAATTCTGTACTTATAAACTACCATGAAGATTCACCAAACTTGGAATAGCAATGAGGGCATACTAATTCACTTACTTTAAAATAAGGTTTTAATTTGTCTATTAATTCATTTCTGTCCATACTTCGCTATTTAATGTTTCACTTAACTTATTGCTGTCGTAACGGTAGCTAAGTGATGGTGATATTACAAGCACCGACTATGTTGCCGTTTCTGAATGACAGATTACCATTTACAGTTTCCAATGGCGGAATATCATAGGTTCCGTCTTGTGTGATATTAACTAATTTTACATTAGCACTATATCCCCAGTATAATTCCTGCCCGTCAACTATACCTTTCACTTCCACTTTCATTCCTGGGAAATTTTTTGTTTTGCTAGAAATGTAGCATTTTACTATATCGTTCGGTGTAGCAAATCTAGTTATGACAAATGAGGTGCTTGTTATAATTATATCAGCATTTACAGAGGGATACAGTATCCAGTCATTAAAATTTACCGCATAAACATCTACAGGCTTTGACATATCGTCTCTATCAATTTCTCTCTCATCTACGATAACTCCTCTGTCATCAACATCATATTGTAATACTTTGTTGCCCAAGATATGGCGCATTGTTATTGTTTTCATTTCTTTCTCTATTTCTATACATATTATCTACTAATAAATCAGCTATAACATTTATACCTAATTGCTTACTATCACTAACTAATTGCTCCTACATTACTACTAGGAGCATCTAATAGATGCCCTCTAGTAGTTCTCTATCACTTAACTATTTAATTTGATTGTGTATATTCATAAAATTAAGTCGGATTGTTTCCTATATATTGTGCAAAACCACCGTAAATATCTACATAGAAATTACCATCATTTAGAGTATCATCATCTGCTAATTGCACACTTATGTTCAAAGCAGTAACTCCAGTACTATATGATATTAAAGTTGCATATAATGGATGAGCGTTACTACCACTAACAGCTTCAGTTCTATAACTTCCGTATACTCGTACATCACACGGAGTGAAAAAATAACTAGTCCCGCTAGTTATAGTTATTCCTACCGCTCCTGCGCCACTTCTAGTACAACTAATTTTATTATTACTAAAATTATATATACTGTGTATACTAGATGATACTACTGAATATGAACGTCCATTGTACTAAACTTTAAATTTTAGAATAATACCAGAATCTGAGCAACCATCGTGCGAACAATTTGTAATGAGCCATCCTTGTGGAGTACTAACTACATTAAGTATACCTCCATTATTTCCTACTGCCAATACTAGTGTACGTTCATCAGTATATATATTACCACGATTACTATAATCTACAACCACTAGTCCTCCTTCTGTTCCAGTAATAGATCTAGATGACGGATATTGTCTACAAACAATTGTCATTTCAGTACCGTAATTATCTTCGCTAACACTTGGTAATATTAATTTATTTGTATAGCCACTTTTTGCTCCAGTCATATGTATAATTTTAGAATAAGAAGGATTAGCATATACGCTTATTGCATTAGTAGAACTAGTATATAATTCTAATGCATCCTCCCAACCATCTGATTGATAAGAATATAACCTACTATTTGAACAATATGTATCACCATATTTAGGATCATCTATATCAGATGAAGATCTATTTAGATGTGTAATATTTAGAAATCTATTTTTAGTAAAACAATTTTCAAAATATAGATCTTTAAATTTACCAGATGTGGCATTTACTTCACCTGTAATAACAGCATCAGTACATGTAAGTTTACCAGTATTACTATTCATTGACAGCTTACCATTATTAGAAGTAAATATATTATTACTAAAACTAAATTCACCAAGTTTAGCATTATTAGCTAATAGATTGTTTACAGTTAAGGTGTTATTTTTACTAGCCTGTTGCCAATATGAACTACTTGAGGATGGAGTTTGATTAGTATTAGTAGACTTAGCCAAATATGTATTACCGGCATATTGAACATAATCTACGACTGTCATATTTTGGTAATTCTCATACTTAGTATATTCACTACTGCTCATAGCTGTAGTTGCAGCTGCTTTATAATAAGTAACTCCAGTTTTCCAATAACCGCAATCACGCATAATAGTATAACTACTATCAGCATCAGATCCATTTGTACCATCATATACTACAGGTGCTTCATAACTGATTACAGTCCGCTGACTATCAGGTGAAGGAGCAGTATCTGTACAGAAACCAAACCAGAATTTAGTAGCATATGTATCTGAAGCCCAACTTGCAGTATAAGAAGATTGATTAGAACTAGAAGAAGATACTTTATTCCAACTACTACCACTATAACGATATACAGCAAAGTAACCATATGCCTAGCTTGTTACTCCACTGCTATTAGTTTTAATAGCTCTGAGTGTACAACTAGTAGTTTGTAAATATCCTAAACTTGATCTAATAGATGCTGGAGCGCCACTCATAGTAATACTATATCCATCTGCTCCATCAGATCCATCTGATCCATCTTGTCCTGGATCTCCTTGATCTCCTTTATCTCCCCACTTAGACCACAATGCACCAGTCTTCCAAGCCTACCATTTACTATTTTCTTTCTTTCTAGTCCATACATATTCATATTTAATAGCATCTGTAGGACCAGTTGGATTATCAGTCCATCCGTCTGGTACATAATCGTCTTGTTGATATTCACTAGAGTCCACATTAGCTGGCGGATAATAATAACCACCTGGAGCCAAACTAGTACCACCAACATAGTTAGAAAATCTCCTATAGATGTATTCGTATCCATCACCATCTTTACCTCTTTCTGAGTATCTAGACCACATACCAGGAGTTGACCAATCGCCCCATTTCTAAGTAGACTTATCTAGGTATCTTTGAGATACCCATTCATACATTAATGATGCAGTAACGCCAGAAGGATGATTTGTCCAACCAGAAGGTATATGACCAGCTTGATTTACACTAGCAGGAGTAGAAGGTTGAGATCCATCTGCATTCCTAGTATAAATAAATTCAATACTATTACCGTCTTTACCATCTTCACCATCAGCGCCAGTAAGACGTATAAGGTTAGACCATGCCGTTAAAGTACCATCTGGATTAGCAAATCGTTGAATCTACCATACGTACTCACCATCTCCTGGTACTAACTCACTATTAGTAGACCAACCTGAAGCAGCTGCATCTGTAGGAATAGATGGTTTAGTAGCAGATATCTTCCATCTATATTGATAATGACCGCCTGATAAACCTTGTTCACCCCAATTAGACCATAGTGCTGGTGTACTAAAGTTAGACCATACTCCATCAGTACGTACACGTTTACAAGTCCACTCTGCCTTATAATCCTCATTTACTCCTTTTGGATCATCGGACCAATTATAGTCTTTAGAACCACCATTAGATATAGTGGGAATATAGTCATTCTATTGAATAGATGAAGGAGTTTGTGGTACTCTATCAACGTCAGCAGTACGAGTAAATATATATTCATACCCATCACCATCCATACCTTTTTCACCCCATTTAGACCACAAAACTGGTTCTGAGAATTCTCCCCAAACACCTTCCCCAATTTTAGCAGCTTTCTTTTCACGTTGTGATACCCATTCATACATCATATCTTTAGATACTCCTTGAGGACTATCTGACCAACCAAATGGTATATAATCATCTTGCTAAGATGTATCTGGTTTATCAGGAGCATCACTTGCACTGGTTACTTTGTAAATGAATTCTAACTTAGTTCCATCAGAACCGTCTTCACCTGTTTCCCCAGTAAGTCTAATAGGATCTGTCCAACCAGATAATGATTTATCTGCATATACAGTAGCTTGAATCATCCAAGTAAATACTTCCTTACTTTCTCTAGTAGGTGGATACATGTACCAAGTATAGTTATCATCAGCAGGTGGTATCTAAGAACTAGTAGGTTTAGGTGGTTTTATACTAGAGTTAGTATAACAGAACACTGTATACTGACCATCTTTACCAGCTACAGAAGCACCTCTAAATCTATTAGGATCGCCCCATTGCACATCAGGATCATCTACTTTACGTGCACTTTTAGTAGACATCCAAATAGCAGATGCAGTATAATTTCTATGCCATCCATAGGAAGTACCATCTCCAACAGGTCTATCGGGAGTAGCATCATTGTCATTATAAGTTACCCACAGACTGTTACCCTCTAACTAATATGACAGATTAAACTCTTTATTAAATATAGCTATACCTTCACAATGAACATAAACAAGCAACTTCATATCGTGAATATTAGTAATTTTAGTAATAGTAAACTTACCATTATCCACTCTACATTCAATGCCATTAGATTCCCAAGTACAGAAGAATGTATCTCTATCTACTACAGTGTTATAAGTTAAAGGTGTTTTTCCTCTCCACGCTTGTACTTCAAATGTGAATTGTTCTTGCTGCTAATAATCAGTTATAATATTAAACTCATTATCAACAATTATACTACCTTCAGTTCTAGTAAGAGATACAGAGTAAGCATCTTGCCCGTGTAAGTCTTCTATCTGTTCAGGAGTAAACTGCACATAAGCATCAGTAAGATAAATATTACTAATATATGCACCATTACCAGTAAGATTACCATCATTAGGAGCACCAGGTATATTTAAACCATCTAATAAACCAAACTGTGACGCAATGTTTTTAGATGGGTTAATATGCCAAGTATTTACTTTCTTTAAATATCTCTTATATTGTCTAGTAGAGTAAGCACTATCTTGTCTGGTTTCATCAGTAAAGTTACCATAAACAGCAAACTTCATTGACTTACAAGGATGCTATGTAGTACCTTGTTTCAATGAATACCTAAACTGTTTACCTCTAGCATCTAGTACTTCTATAGGTGTAAAATAAGCTGTAGAGAATCCTTGTACTTTATCAAACCCACAATCGTCAGTACCAGTTTCAGTATTATTAACTCCATCAAAATTATGGAATATACCTCTACATATATCATTTACATGTATACCACTATATTCACCTTCTTCTAGTTTCAATGTAACTATTTGATTAACTAAGTCTACATCTTCAATAGTACCAAATGCTATTGAATTCCATAGTTCACCACTTACTACATCTATTTTATTAAATCTTAATTCTGGTACTTCTAAGAACTCTCTAAGAATAAGGCTGGTCATTTCTCCTCTACCATCTTTATCTATCTGAGCACCTGTACCACCAATCATACCAGTAACAAAAGTACCCATCTAAACTCCTTGATTTAGATAAGTCATCTTATTACTTCTTAAACCACCGTTGAAAGTAATTATACCAGCTGCTGTATCATCGTACAGTTTACTTAAGAATAGTTTACTACCTTCAGATTTAATCATAGCTTTTACTACAGCAGTATCTACTACACCACCGCCTTCACCACCACCAATACCTAATGCTGATGGTTGGATATTGTGCCATGTACCATCACTAGCATACTACAGTAAATCTCCTTCTGTAATATAAGTAATAGTAACATCTTTAAGAGTAGCTAAATGGTTAATTCTTTCAACTAAGGTATCAAGCTCACCAACACTAGTATCTAGAGTCTATACATTACCCTACAATGTTCTTACTAATCCTGTGAGTTCATTTAATTCATCTTTAGTTGCATACTATGCCATTATTTCAATAGTTTATCTATTACTACTAATAATTTCATTCTCTATTCCTCATTTATATTAAACGTATCTCCTTGAGTTAGTATATTATATACGTAATTAACACACACATAGTTCAATATTTGAGTTCTATCATAAGCGATATTATATTTTACTTTATCACTTATCGTCTTACCTATTTTATAGTTATTCTCTATCATAGTACACAGCATCCATTAGTGCAACCCCTACAAACCCTGCAATTTGTTACTCTACTATACGTACAGCAAGTATGCTCTAATGGGATTTCTAAGAGTCTACATAAATCAATATAATAATCTATAGCATCTTCAGTTAACTGATTAGCTAGAGCATATTCAAGTAATTGTGATTTAAAATCACACATTAATATTTTTTCCTTTTGGTGCTTATCTAAACAAGTATTGCAAAAAGTTACTAACATGTTTACTTTCCTATAGTACAAATTCTTCTAGTCTATAGCTATGGCAACTGCATTATTACTGCCAATAACACTAACTATGAAAGATGTGGCATCGTATTCTTTAATGTTTATCGTAATGACATTATCAGAAATGCTAGGAGAATCAATGACATAGTTATGATCGTCATCATCACTACTGTACATATTCTTCTTATTAAGAACACTATCTAAATAAACTTTAGTTACTGAACTAGCGCTATCTAAAGTAATTGTAAGTATGTTATTCTCTATCTTTGTATTAATTATTTTCATATCTACAAAAAATTAAAAAGGCGAAGCCGAGGATAAACCTCAACCTCGCCTGGGTTTAAATAAAGAAACCGTGTATTATCCAGCACTAGTATCAACACCAGTGATAAATGCTTTAAGATTCTTAACAAACTGAGATGCACTCAAGTTAGCTGCTTCTTCAACGTACAATTCAGTAGTCAACGGCGTAGTTTTAATGTATTGATTGTCAGGTGACAAATACAAGTTGTCATTCTCAATAGTAATGTAATCGTAGGATGCACCTTCAGTAACATTACGTTTAGGTTCAATGATAGGATATGCATCTGTGAATACATGACCCTTATAACCCAACATACGTACTTCCATATCACGTACCTGTTTCCAGTAACCTTTACCAGGTTTACCAGCAGTCTTAGTAATAGTTGCACCAGGAACTGCTTCAGGAACATTAGACAACAATGCACCAGGAATAGTAACATACAGAGAAGCTTCCATAGAAACTACAGAATACTCATTCAAAGAGTAAACTCCTTCATTATCATCTTTAGGAAGAGCTGTAAGTGTCAATTTATGACTTGCAAATGTAGCATTTACTCTACGATTTGCATGTTTGTTAATCTTCTTCAACAATGCGTTACCCAAATCATCAGCAGTCTCAGTTGTAGCAATTGCTGCATAGGTATGAGTGAATTGTCCCGGAGCTTCATACATGTCTTTGTAAACAATACGCAAAACATATCTGTGACCGATAACAACAGTAGCACTAGTTAAATCAATTTCGATTTTCTCTTGAACTGGTGCAACATAATCACCAATTACATAAGAAGGTTTAGAAGCTTTCTGAATTGCGTTAGAATACTCTACAGAACGTTTAGTAGCACTAGTACCATTAGGTAAAGCGATAGTCATATTATCGCCAGCTACACCTATATATACTGTAGATGCTTTTACTGCACCAGCTTCATCTTTAATCAAGCTCTTATTCTCATCGAACAGAGCTACAGCACCCTGAGTAAGACTATCTACTGTAGTATAAGATGCTGGACATGTTTTACCGATAAGTACGGTATCAACGCGTGTAATCATAGTTTATATAAAAATAATTAATTGTTAGACTTAGCGCTAGTCTAGTTTGTCCTTCTACTTTCCTTATTTCAGATTTCCAGGTCAGACAAACGCATTAATTTATTTGTTATTCCATTGAAGCAATTTCGTTGGAATAAGCATTATAGTGCTACATTGGTTTAGTAGCAAGATAAATCTAGATTGCCATTTTCACAATTTCCATATGTGTATGTTCTGGCAAATCTGTATATTCGGTATTAGTAATATTACTTGAATTAATTTCAGATGGCTTAGCTAAGTATGTAATCTCATATTCACTTACTTTATATTTACCGTCTGTATATAATATTACATTATTATCTTGAATTAACTTTAAAGGTCTAGCTTGACAATATTTTAATTTGTGTTCAGATAGTGAATTACTTAATTGTCTATCTAATGTTTCAATTGTAGATTCTAACGTATCTGTATACTTAACTATATATGCACCTAAATCGTCTTTTTCCCAGCATTCGTTAGGATATTCATCACTCGGCTGTATACCAGCAGTATCTCCAAGTAATAATACATAATCATCTGGTAATTCAACAGAATATGAATTTTTAGTTCCTTTGGATATCTAAGTATTTGAATAGTTTCTTTTACGAACTAAAGTACGCAAATCATCTATACGCTTTTCTGTCTACTCAAATCCTTGAGCTTTAAAGTTAATACCTGAGTATCTTGTTTTATAAAATTTATCAATTGCCTCATTAATGAATGATATAATAGTGTCTGAGGATAGCTTATCCTTAATAACTAAATTAGGATCCATTAACTATAGCCTACGTTCAAACTCGATTTGAAATCCACGATTTGTCATAATCATTCATCTATTTGGTTCAACTGTGATTTAGTCTATATTCTCTTAGACTCAATATCTTCTAATGCTAGTTCTACAGCTCTGTTAATTACTTCAAACTACATATACTCTGGTATTTCACTCATACCTTCAGCTGGTAAGTCTTCTATCTTAGTAGGAAACTTAACATAGGTAATATCTACAGAATAGCTATTACTACTCATAGCTAAGTAATCATAATATATATATAGAGTATTATCTTCTATTACAGCTACTGGATCTTCTATCCAAGGATTGTTATTATAAGTCTTCTTGAACTTAGTAGCGTCAGAATGATCTATTAATTTTATAGTAGCTTTGTTACTATTGAAGTTTAACACTGCATCTACAAAGAACATTCTGTCACCGTTGAATAAGTTAGTAACATAACATCTATTTGAATTTGTTTCAGTATTAGCAACAACGTTAACATCTGTACGTACTAATTTTTCTAAATCGTGAATACGTTTTACAGATCCTTCAAAGCTAGTCTTTAAGTAGTTATTACCAGTAAACTTATTACTGATTTCTTGGTATAAACCTTGATCTAACCAGTAATCTATTTCTTCTGGTAAGAAAGCAGGACAACCCCCAAAGGCTACGCTTTGAGAGTTCTTGTCCATTGCTACTTTAAAATATGAGTGAAATTGTTCTCTAGTCATTATTTAGATTTTATTTCAGACATAATACTTAAGTAAATATCTTGATTCTTTTTGTCTTTCAAATATGCAATTACATCTTCAAGACCGTTACCAATAAGATCAGTACCAAAGTAATATGATGCTCTGTTCTTACGAATAATATTTTTACTTAAAGCTTCTTCAATTACAAAGTTAATTTCTTTATTAGGATTATCTACCCAAATTCTAATAAATCTTGCTGGATCAGCTTCTACGTTTTCACCAAGTCTAGCTTCAACCAATTCATTAGACATAGTGTCAGCTTTAATTCCAAGAAGTCTAAGACATTTGCGCATATCTTCAAGACTCATCTTATCTAATGCTCTATAAGCATCACGTTTAACTTTGTTAGCTTTATTAATTTGTTCTGCTTCAGCTTCTTTATTTATAAGTACATAATCAGTAGATGGAGTTACTTTATCAATGCCATTTGCTACTCTCTTATGTCCTAATAGGAATAAATATTGCAATTCTCCTTCAGGTCTATCAGTATTAATTACTAATTCTTTCTTACCAATCTTAATTGCAAATGTATCCCAAAATGTACTATCAGGATCTAATTCTCCTTCAGCTTTACCCATTTTCTGTTCTAGTTCTCTAGCTTTATCTCTGGTTAACCCTGTGTAACGGCTACCAGATCTTGTCCAATAGGAACCCAGATAATCAAAGCAATTGGACCATTTTACTAATCCAGTCCAAGGATTCTGTTTAGTTATTCTAACGATTACTTCCATAATATAATTATATATTAGATTGTTCAGTTTTATAAACTTTCTTTTAATTCTCTATTCATATTATATAAAAGAACTTTTTGATGAGTTGTAAGTTCTTCTATCTTTTTATCGGGACAATTTTCAAGATTATTATAAAATTCTTCCGCTTTTTCTAATGTTGAAAACATTTTGAAACTGTTTGTCGTATCCCAAACTATATAATCACGGTTTACGTTTTGATCATCATAAGACCAAATATATTTTAAATTTGACCAACTTCTAGAGGAAGATGGATTTCCATATTCACCTTGTAATTGCCGTTGGATAGATCTGCGATCACAACCTGTAGATCTGCTAGCTTCCATAATACTAGGATATTCTGCAATAAGTTTAGCTGTTTCTTTATCGAATTGCAATACTTTTTTTGCAACTTTCATACCATTGGTTCTAGCGTTTTCAAGCATTTTACCTTCTAATTTATCTCCAGTTTTAAATAGATGTTTTTCAGCAGCTTTACGACAGGCTTCTGAAATAACATGACCGCCTTTATCTAAATTGTAACCTTTATCTGGATTTGTAGAATCATATTGTTTTATCCAATATATCTCTCGTTCGTCTACCTGTTTTGGTGTACCTTCTATATTCTCCAGAAGCTCTACTTGAAAATTTTCAGGTTTGTGGTTTACTATAGCTATATAGATAGCCAGAGTTCTATCATTTTTACGCTGTGAGTTTAATGCACGATAAATATGTTCGGCAAAACGCTTATAAATGTCTCGTTTGGTTTGTCCAATATAAACTTTATTGTTAGTTCTATCTGTAATTTTATATATTCTGCTCATAGTAGTACATTTTCTAATTTTTAATATACTACTATAACGCAGAATATATATTTATGTTGCCCACAAACGCGTAGATTATTCACAAGACATTATTAATTCTCCACATGCTCTGGGGTCGCGGAGCATTAATCCGACCTCACCCAAGAAGTGTACTGAGTAACCATCCTTAGCGTTAGAACGAACTTCTGTGTTAGAGTGAGCGTAACCAGCAGGAGTTACAGAACCAGCTGTACACCAGTTAACGAATTCACGATCTTTACGAACTACTTTAACAATGTTAGCTTCACCATCACGACGACCCAAATCCAAGAATGTCATACGGTAAGATTCCAACGGTTTCAAAGTAACAGGATGCAACTGACGATTGTAAGTAGTATTGTCATACAACGGGAAATACTTCAAAGTCAATTCAATACCATTAGACATTGCGTAAGTCTTAAACTGACCACCGAACTTCAAATTATCACCAGAACCAGTTACGAATACTGTGTCAATCAAGTTCATGTTAGCCATCTTTTCTTTAAGTACACGATCAAATTCACGCATACCCATTTCACCAGTCAAGGCAACGAACTTACGTTCATTAGTACCTAATACATTGTAAGACAGATCAAACAAGAAGTCTTCCAACAATTCAGCTGTCAAACGAGTGTAGTAACGTCTGTTAGATGGAGCAATCTGTTCCAACAAACCAGCACCAATAAATGCAGGACGACCATTTTTACCTTTCAGATTACAAGAACCATCTTTGTTTACGTTGTTCTGATTGTATACCAAAGCTCTTTCAAGACGTTTGTACCACTCACGCATTGCAACCCATTCCTGGAATGTAGACCACAAGTAAGAAGTTTTACCAGTCTTAGGATCTTTCAAAGCTACTGCCATAACTGTAGAGTAAGCAGAACCTGTGATATCATAAGACAGACGTACTGTAGTCAAATAGTTACGCATCTTGAAGTGAGTATTGTAATTCAGGATATCAGCCTCTTCACTGTATTCTTCATAAGCAGAAGCCAAACGGTTTACTTGGCAACCAGAAGCTAAAACAGCCGGGTCAATATAAGAAGCGGGACTACCATTAGATACAAATACTGTATAAACATACAGGTTGCCATCTTGATACGGAGCGTCCTGAATACGTGCTTGACTCTTATCATCAAATTCGATAGTAGCACCAGGACCAAACCATGCATCTTCCAACCACAAAGTAATAGGAGTATTACCCAAACCTGGAGTAGAATTTTCACTAATTGCAGCACCATTCCATTTAGCGTCACGAATTGTAACAGCTCTATCTTGGTCGATCATAACACCCCATTCAAATGAAGGCTGATCAATAGTCATTACATTTCCAAGACCACCTGTCAACATATCAAGAGAAGTACTGTAACCATTATCTTTAGTACCAAATACGTATGACAGGATAGTAGATACCTCATAAGGTCTTTGCTGAGAAGCGAGACTAATCTTATTAGTGTCGATCAAATCAGAAAACCATTTACCTTTGTATAATTGGAGGTTATTAAGAATATTATTATCCATAAAATACTAGTAATTTAATTTTTTTATTTATATAATTAATTATTATGATATACGCAGTTGTCGTGCAGCTGAGAACCAAATTGGATCATCATCAGAACCCGTAGCTTGTTTTCTAGATTTAGTAGTAATACTACTAGATTTTAAACTTCGTCTAAACTTATCAATAGCTGAATTATTTCCTTCACGTTTAGCAGCCTCAATAAGTTTGTCAGCATTCATTGTAAAGTATGCTGATTCTATCAGATTCTTAACACCACCCTTAGCATAGTCCTTTTGGTACTTTGTTTTACCGTCTGTGTCTGGCTTAAGTATATAATCCATTAAAACCTTTTTATCTTTTTCAGGGACTGTAATACCACGTATATTCTTTAAGCCTTTTATTTCGCTAACAACGTTATCGTAGAATTGCTGTTGTCTCTGCAACTATATCTGATAAGCCTTTTTCTGATCCTCTAATAGCTGTTTCTTCTTTTCCTCTTTAATCTCTTTAAGATCTTCTAAAGCGTCTTGTGCTTCATCTTCAAGTAATCCAGCTTCTTCGTATCTACTTATCAACTTATCAATCTTATTAGTAGAGAATCCTTTTTCTTTAAGTAATTGTTTTACTACTAACTTCTGATTAGCTTCATCTTCAATATCAATATCATCTAAATCTAAATCAGCATCAATAGTTAAATACTTCTTTAAATCTCCACCTTGTTTTACGAAATTATCTAGTGCTTCAACTTCTTCACTAGAGTATTCAGGCTTGCTATTTTCTTCAATGACATTTTGGAAGTAATTAATTAACTCATCTACATTCTTTGGTTTGTCTTCACCTTCTTCAAATTCCCAATTGAGTTTTTCAGCCACAGCATCAAAGAAGTTAGTAACAACATTTTCCTCATTGTTATCTTCAACCTCTTCTTCCTCTTCTGTTTCTTCCTCAATGGTTTCTTCTTTACGAGGTCTACCAGGCTTACGTTTTGGTTTATCTTCAATATCTTCTTCTTCGATTTCTTCTTCCTCAGTATCTTGTTCTTCTACTGGTTTTTCTTTCTTATTCTTTACTTCGATATTGTTATTTTTAATATCTTCCAATTCTTCATCGTCTAGTGATTCAAATTCATCAGCGTTAACATTAACGTTTTCATCAACATTTGAATTTCTAAAACCACCGTCTGGATTAGGGATAAAGCTATCTAGTACAGCTTCAAATCCACCTAATGTCATTTTTTTATCCATAATTAAAATATTTAATTAGATTTATGCAAAATTATAATTTTCAATTTCATTAATATTACCATTATCTGCTAATGGCATAGTGTTTAACCATTTTATGTAATCGTCTAGATTTTTAAACTACAAAGCTGCTTTCTTAATAGAATCCGTATCTGGTAAACTTTTTAAATATTTAAGTATATTTTGTTTAGTAGGTTTTATGTTTAATTCTTTCAATCTATCTAACATATTTATACCATAAGCATTCTATTCCATCCAATTCATAAAATAGCTAGTATTCTCAGGGTCTATCGGATTTTTATCTCTAAGTTTCCCCTTAAATTGCTTTGTTATTTTATCTAATTCCGATTTGTTCCAAGAAGGATTATCTTGATGTATATACTGATTAAAATGATTAATTTCGTGATTAGTTATTTCCTAACTAGGAGTAACCGCATTATCTATTTTTATTCTAAAATCTTTCTATGTTGGTTTTATACCATATTGTTTGTATCTTCTTGCAGCTTCTTCCTACAGATCTATCATAGCTTTAGCATCCTATAACTACATTATTTCAGCTTCTGGTAAACTAAAATAATCATTTTCGTACTAGTTTATGATTTTATCATATGTACTTTGTAAATCTACATTATAATCAGATTTAATTTTAGCAGCTCTAGCTCTAACCTCTGGATCATACAATCTTTCAATACTTCTATTGCGTAAATCATTCCAGTCAGATTGTTTCTATAACTTACTTATATCTGGAGTAATTCCCGTTATTCTGTTTAGTTGCTGATTTAATGATTTCTTATAATTACTAACCGTTGGAATGAATGGTACAACTGTCAATGCTGCTAATCCAGCCCCTAACCAATCTTTATTCTTTAAAGCCTGTGTTGCATCGTATATACTTAAAGCGTCACCAATAACTGGAGCATCGTATAAATCAAATACACTTCTTACATAACCTGCACCTGGATTATATCCATACGTAGGATTATATGGATCTCCTTTAGGGTCAAAGTTAGTAATAGGTCTTTCACTAGTATTTTGTGGTGGATCTTCATCTATGATACCACCATCTGCATACTTCTTCCAATCCCAGTATTTCAGCTAGGGATTACTTTCCCTAGCCTACTTATACTGTTGCATTCTCTATCTAAATGCTTCACGTTCCATAATTATTTACTTTTCTTAGAACTCTTTTTAGAGCTCTTCTTTCCGCCTTTACAAGCCATAATTAATTCTCCTTATTGCTTTTAATCTTAATGTACTTTAACCAAGCGAAATGTTTTCTTTGCTTACAGTATTCAAGATTGGTATCATTATTATACGCTTCTTCTTCAAAAGATACATCATGATACCGATCTCCTTGTTTATCTGATAATCTAGCTATAGATATTATTAAATATTCAATACCATACCAAATATAGAAAGGCAACCACAACACTTCTTGCATCTATTTGAGATGAATCTTCTCATGATTATATTCAACATCTGTTATTTTAGATTTATCTCTAGTAAATATCAAACCAAATATATTGATGTATTTATAACCCTTAAATGGTATAAATTTATTCTGTATTACTTTCATATTACTTCTCTCCTGTTACTTTATTGCGAATAGCAGTTTTTGCTTTTAATTTCTCTCTATCCATAGCAGCTTTATCAGACATACGTTGCAACTCAGTTTCATGCTTCATTCTATCTTTTTCAAGCTGTATCTTCTTATTTTCAGCTTCTCTCTTCTGCTCTATTTCTCTACGCTTATTGTTGAGTTCTAATTGTTTAGTAGCAATATCAGAATTTATCTTCTACTGTTCTAGAGCCTGTTTTCCTATTTCAATTGGATCAGGAATTCCATTCATATCTTGATCCATATTCTCAGCACCACGATAAGCATTAAGTTGTGCTACAGTAATTTTAGTAGCATTGTCTTGATCTACTTTATATTTTTCAAGATCCATTTCTGCTTCCTTAAGCATAAGCTCTTCTTCTTTAAGCTGATTCTGTTGTTCTGCCATTTGTTGTTGTGCTTGTTGTTCAGCTTGCTGCTGTTGCTGCATCTGTTCCATTCTTTTCTGTTCAATTTCCTCAAGCCTATTCTTAATCATACTCATGTTATCTAAAGTAATGATTTCAGCAATATCTAACAGACTGGCACCATTCTGCATAGCAGGTTGTAGCAATTGCTTTAATTGATCTATATACTGTTGATTCTTAGTACTATCATCTACAAATATATCCATATCTTCGTAGAAGAAATTATCAGATAATTGTACAAATGCTCTAGTAGCATCATCTAATATATAATTCAAGTATTTCTTACTATCTTTCCAAGCAGCTTTAGAAGTGTTCAACAGCATAGTTAATACTCTTCTTTTTACCTAATTGTGATTCCAGAACCAAGGTTCAGTAATATGATAAGACATACTAACAGCAGTATTAGTATTACCCACTAATTCACTAGCAGCAATCTGTCCTTGTCTTTGTGGAGTAATGCCAGTAAGCTTAGCTACCATGTCTTCAATCTTTTGCATCAATTGAATATACTCAGCTATTACATTACTCATAGTTAAGTCCCAAGAAGATAACTAGTTGAATTGAGATGGTTTACCTCCTTCACGTCCTGGTATATCCCACCCTTCATCATATGGATTAATAAAAGCTACACCTAGTGCACTTAAGTAATGCATCCACTTGTTAACATCAATATTCATAGATTTAGGTATCTAAGTAATATCCATTACTGCTACTTTACCTTTATCTCTAGATAATGCTAATTCAAGTCTATACCATACTACAATATACATATACTGTAACGGCTTCATCATACTTACTAATGATCTAGGCTTACTATTAGTATTGTTATACACTACACCAGTGTAAGGCAATTTCTGTGAATTAGGATTATCAGCAGATATATGTTGATATTCAATAGGCTGAATTCCTATATACATATCATCACCGATTCTATATCCTTCCCATACTTCAATAATCCAATCCCATTCTACAGATTGTTCTGTACCTGTTACTTTGTAATCTTCATCTACTTGAAATTCTTCAACTTCTCCAGTTTCTGGATTTAGTAAAGTAACAAATCCTATCTTTTTGAAAGACTTCCAACAGCAATGATATACTACTATATGATCTATATCAAATGGATTATCTGTAAAACTATTAATTTTGTGTAGTTTAATAGATTCATAATCTATACTAGTCTTTCTTATCTCTGGATTATTACCTGCTCCAGGTCTTTGATCAATAAGTTCTAGTAGTTCATTCAGTTGTCTTTCAGACATTTTATCATAGAATCTGTCGTATATTTCAGTAGCAGACATGATCATCTTTCTGCGGCACCATGCTGCATCATCTATAAATTCTAAGTCTAAAGAATGCTCATAATCAAAGTACATAGGGTTTACTCTTTCTACATAAGGATCTCCATTGATTACACCTATGTAGTATATTTCTTCTCCGCCTATTAAAGCATCTTTCCAGCCTTTATAGAATTCATGAGTAAGATTCAATTTTCTCTTGAGGAATTGCAATGCATGATAAGCTTCAGTTTCTGCTATATCCTTATAATCTTTCTATAGATACTTAGCTATAGCTTCCGGAGTCTAGATTTCTCCTGTAGCTAATGCTTGTTCATATCTGGCTGCTTGTTCTGGACTTAACTTACTAGCTATAGTAGCCTGAATATAATCCATTAGCATTTCTTTGGCTTTTTCCTATAGTTCACTAGCAGCTATATCACTTGTGCGTTGTGGATGAAAATTAAAAGGTCTTTTAGTTTCTTCACCAAGTAACTAATCTACATATGGTTTAATAATATTATAATCCTATGCCATAGCAGGAAATCCATCATCTTGTTTAAATGGATTAGTTACATATTTAAGATCCTTTTCATTATATATGCTATTATATAAATCATAGTAAGTCTACATCTCGTCAGATCTAGATCTACCATTACCACCAAATCCTGAATCTCCAGCGCCTACTACATAGTCTACGCAGGCTTCTTTCCAGGCTTGTGTCTTCTTTGACATTGGTAGTTTCTGTGCAGGGAAACTTTTAGTATTCTTCATAGTTAAAATGTATATACATTATCGTCATTAGAAAATACTCTAGGAGTATCATCATTGAACCAACTCTGCGCAAAAATTGGTCCATCGAAGAGCATCTTCTATTTGTTTTCTTTTTCTTTCTTTTTAACAACTACATTATATAGTTGTTCTCTATATATCATAACCTACATCAACGCCATCACTCGGTCAAAGTTACCTGTATCGTTATAGCTTATTAGCTCTTCTAATAGCGGCTCTGATAGTATCCTAGTTAGGTTTTTCTTACCTGGTGCATACTCTTCATTCAACCATTCTTTTATCATACCTTCCCCCCATTGCTTTATCTACTTATTCATGTGACAACCTTTTCTTCTTTGTACTTTAGAATTACTAACTATATCATTAATAATATCAGGTTGATCAGCTAATAAGTAATCACAATGCTTAGCAGTAAAGTAAGGGAATAGACCTTTGCGTTCATTTTCATACATTATACGCGCATTATAGTATAACGCTAACTTACGTAAGTTTTCATAGTATTCTTCAGCTGTTGCAGGTCTACCAGTATATTCAGCTACTATAATATCATAGTACTCTTCAAAGTTCTAAAACCTCTTATATACTATAGATGATCCTAATGAATTAGTACCAGACTAGTCATGATCATAAGGGTCTACACCTATTATATATAATCCAGCTGTTGCATCTTTAGCTGGATGTTCCCATATAACTATTGAACCAGTAGGATCATCATCTTTACCAAGTGGATACTTAGTAACATCACCGTGTTTCTTAGGTATCCATTTGATACTACCAGACTCATCAAATATTAAATCACCTACTTGTTTATGATTCTATAACTAAGTATTAGTACGAATAAGTCCTAATTGTTCCTATAGTTCTTTTTTGGGAAATATATTACCACCAAATTCTAGGCATGCTTCTTGCGGAGTAATACATCTTTCGGCTACATATCTATCTATAGTATTAGTATTAGTAGCGTTTTCTATTACTTTTCTACGTTCAGATAATGTGTATTCTAGAGCTAATTTGTGTAATGTATTTCCGTCTTTATCCATGTAAAGACGATTTCCTTTTTCATCTCTAATATCATTATTAGTATACTGCGGAATAAAAAAGCCACATTTTTTGTTACTAGTATGTTCGTCCCATATATTGTCAAATCCTAAGCAGTTATATCCATCCGGATTATAAAACATGTCTTTTAATGTTTCAAAATGGCTACCTTCATCACCACCAGTTCCAAAAGCTATCATCGTACCAAAAGCTACATCGTCTTGTTCTACAGATGGTCTAGCAATCTACCACGCAGCACCTAATTCTGGGCATGAACCTGCCTCTTCAAATATGATCAATTTACCAGCTTTACCACGTACTATATCAGGATTATCTTTCAAAGTAACGCCAATAATCTCTGACTTGTAACCCATTTCTACTTCTTTGCCAAATTCATCTTTAGTCCAGAATCCAGCTCGTTTACGCATAGTACTATTTACAGATCGTTTTTTACCCCAAGCTGTATTCTTATCTATAAAGTCCATATAGTCCCAAGCCTTAGTAAGAATACCATCTTCTGTAAGATACTGTTTATTAGAAGCATATATATACGTCTTAGTACCAGGCAATAGATAATAGTTACGGCAAGCCATCGAACCATTTTTATATGAATAACCTTTACGACGTGACTTAAGTACACACATGTGTTTACCTTGCTCTTCAGCTTCCTACATAGCCTAGAAAAAAAAGTAATCGTAATCGTAGAAGTCTGGGAACTATAATTCACGTTTTTTTACTACTTTTGTAGTACCATCTGGTTTATTTTTTATTTCATGTACAATACGTTGAATAGGACAAAAGTTAATATAAAAATAGTTATACCCAGTGATGTAATCTCCATCCTCTGCGGTATAACCATTAATACAACGATCTTTCTATTCGTCCCAGTATGCGTAATATTCAGTAGTACCAATTGGATACTAACAATAAGCTCCGGTCTTTAAGAATGTTAAAGCCGGAGTTCTAAACTTATCACTATTTATTATTTTCTTCTAGAAGTCAATCATAGTTATGATATTTCCAAAGTTTTTGATTAGGTTAAACTTTTTCTTCTGTTTCTAAAGTAAGCATATCTAAAGGATAATTTATCGTATCACCAAAATATTTAGTTATTAAATCATCGCACATCTTTTTAAAGATATTATAATCTTCTTCTTTCCAATATATCTTAGATTTTGGATTTGAGTTATCAAGTGTAATAACTATTAGTTTATCTTCTTTTGGTTTATTATCCATAGCATTTATATTTTAATTGGTCGCCCTACCACCGAATCGAACCCGGACCTAGAGGGTTAGAGCCTCTCGTGCTACCACTACACCATAGGGCAATATGCCAGGGAATATTTAATGTCTGTCCCTGTCAGACCTCTCTATCAGTTCAACGAGATTATTTCTTAAACAAACTCTTTAGCCAATGAATAGTACGCTTGATAATACCTTTCTTCTTAGGTTCAGCTACTGCTTCTTTCTTATATTCTTCAACCAAAGATTCACCGGCTTCTTTAAGATAAGCATCTGCTTTTCGTTTGTTATCAATTTCTTTTTCAAGCACATCACAAATTTCTTCAGTGCTATTGCATTTTGTTAAATCAAGTACTTTCTTCATAGTTTCTTTATTTATATTCATATAACGTACTCATTAATTTATTGTTATAAACTTGTGTATAATTTGCACAAATTAAGCTAATTCATAAGGATTAATCTGAGCATCTCCACGTACTTTAGTAGTACTAACTTCTTCAGCTTTAACTGCTTTTTCGAGGAAATCTAATGTCTGAAAAGTAGCTTTTACTTTTTCCATACCAGCTAATAGATCTTTAATCTTCTTTTCATCTAGTTGCTCTTCTAGAGAATCTTCGTAATACTTACTAATAGTATCTACTTTGTTTCTCATACTATCTAACATTCTTAGATTTCTAGTGTATATTAGCTTCTTATAATCATCTTCACAGGCTTTTTCTTCTACAGTAAGTTTGTAATTTTCATCACCGAAATATAGTTGCTTAAGCTTCTTTTCTCTGATATCTGGTTCTAACTGAAGTACATATGGAGATTTAAAATACCACATAAGTACTATGTAACTTATTACACTTGTAGCTTGTGTTTTATCTGGCTTATCAGCCTCCCATAACTTTTTAAAGAATGGGAGACCCAAAGCGTCAGGGTGTATTACTACTTTACCACCATTTATATCAAATAATTTCATCGTATAGGTTCGGCACAATCACAACATTGCTTTGCAGAGTTAATATTACTTTGTTTACCGTTTTTGTATTTTTCTAGTCTTACAAAGTAATCACCAAAAAATTCTCTAGGCACTAGAAAATATTCAAAATCCTCGTATCTATTTTCAATACCATAAAATTGGAATAATACATCCCCTGGTTTAGCTGTATATTTATATTTTCCGTTAATATATACTTCACACTCTTCAGTTATACTGAACGCGCTTCTATTGAAACATTCGCCATTTTCCAAAGGTGCTGGATTTAAATCACTATCTAATACAACAGGATAGCATTTATTGCTCACTAAAACTTTCTTCATAATTACTCAGTTATTTCTTCAACGCTAGGTTCAAAATTCTCTGGTATGAACTCTTCAGGATGTTGAGCTCTGTATTCCTCTTCAGCCTTAGTGTTTGCAATAGCATCTAATAGCTGATAAAATTTTAATTCTACAGGTTCCTGTTGTTCAGTAGGAATAGTAGGCATTAGTTTCTCCATAGATTGTTTCATTGCATCTTCTGTAAATTCACCTTGTACAATCTCTGTTCTATATAACATACCATTAATACGAACTTCAATAAAATTTCCAACACCTGATGCACTTACAGGAATAATTGTAATATCTAGATTTTCCATAATTATTCTTTTACTTCTTTAATTTCATTATTTTGTTCTGCTGTAGCTTCTCCGAATCCTTTTTCTCCTCTTTCTGTTTCACTCAATTCTTCTACCAAAGTAGGTTCTAATATAGAACAAGGAACAATGACTAACTGAGCAAATGGTTCATCTGTAGTATATACTGTAGGAATAGCATCTGTAGTTACTTTAAATTTAGCCATCAACTCTCCACGATAATCAGAATCAATCACTCCAATACCATTACACATAATAATAGATCTTTTAGAGATAGATGATTTCATACAGATAAATCCAACATATCCTTCAGGAATTTCTACAGCAATATCAGTGTGATATACTAGTACTAACTTACCGCTATTATCTACTTCTTGAGTAATACGAGTAGTATATAGATCTAATCCTGCACTGCTACTAGTAGCTCTAGTAGGCAACTTACCTTCAGACTTTTTAATCTCTTCTGTGCCGTCTTCTTTCTTTACTGAGTAATCTAACTTTTTAAATTTCAATTGTTCCATAATTATTTATCTTGTTCAATATCTTTTGTGTTAATACTAATCGCTTTACCATGATGAAATCCCCAATCTAAGAATACAGTATTACAAAGTACATGATCTATATGAGGTAGTCCACTTTCAGGATCTATTAATTCTCCTTTATCTATAGCAGTAAGATGTCTTAGTAATGCCGCTTTATATCTTTTCCAAAAATCTGGAAGATTTTGCCAACTATTATCTGAGTATTTCTGAGCTCCATAAGTAAGTACCTTACCAATATTCTCAACTACATCTAATGGAATCAAATCCATTCTTACTTTACCATAATCGTATTTCTTACCGTCATTCTCCATCTTCAATATACTTATTAGTTAAACAGTTGTACAGTCCTTTTATCTGTAACTGTCTAGTTTCAATACTATCTGTATCTTTCAACTTAGCTAAACCTTCTAGAATATCATCCATGAATTCATTGTATGTTAAGGAATAGTTGTTGATCTTCTTATCTGCAACTTCCATTAACTTCTTTAACTCTTCACTAATATTAGAACCTAACTGTTTAGTATTGTTCTTCTCAAACTCCCATAGAGCTAATGAATCTTCTTTACTTTGTCTTTCCATATTCTTTCATTACTTTAACAAAACATCCAGCAACCCAACCAACTAAGTAAGCATATCCTTCATTGCTACTTGAAAAATCTTCACTGTTCATACCTGTAACTTCAAAGTAATAGTCAGTAATATGCACAGATTCATGTGCTATATTAGATCCATCTACTAATTCTGGTTTGTATATTATACATAATATTCCAGTAAAAGAATTAGAGTTTTGAACTACAGGTCTGCATTCTGCTATTACATCATCGTGATACGCATCAATCATTTCTTCTTGAGCCTTTTCTCTTATTTTATTAAACTCAGGAGTAATGTCTAATATGGTAAATTTCTTGCATAGAAACTGTATATCTTCTTCACTATCTACTACAGCTATCCAAAGCGTTCTAGGATATATATTAGTAAACTTTCTTAGTATCATATTCTTAACAATCTGTTATCATTAATTGCTATATACAATTGCAGTTTGTTAATTAAGGCAGGATCAAAGTATATAGTATCTAACCAATGAATTTTATAACTAGGATTTAAGCATTCTTCAATAAACTGTCTCATTTTATTTCTTTATATCTCTTTTTTAGTTTAAGTTTAAATAAGTAAGCAAACATAATATCTTTAGTATCTTCATCGTTTGACATCACTTCTTTAGCAAACTTAAATGGACTATTACATATTACTTCTATAACAGGATAAGGTAAATTATATTTGTTTGCCAGACTTGAGTAAATTGATATCTTTTTTTGCTGTTGCATTTATATAATATTCACTAGTTTCTAACTCTGTTAAAGATTCTCTGATAGTATTAGGTCTAATAGAATTTATTATTACCACAATATCAGATTCATCTAAATCGTGATTTCTATATAATATATCAGATAACTTTTTAATTTCTTTATTAGAGTAAGGTTTCTTCGGAACGAAAGAAGTTAATTTTAAATTAGAACGTAAGTTAAAAAGATGTCTGAAATATCGTACTAACCTATTACTTCTATTCTCTACATGTACTATATGCCCATTGTCAAAGATCATATAGAAATGTTTATTATTTATTTTATTATTCATTTACTCTTAGTATTAACGTTATTTGCACCCTATCTTTTATTATCTCTGGAATTAGTATTTTATTAACTACTAATTCATCTTCTGCTTTTCCCTGTACTAAAAGACCCTCTTTCTTGAACTTACTTATATATCTACTTAAGTTATCAGGAGTAATACCCATAGTACTTTTAATCATCCTACGATTGTCAGTATTAGCTACATTTTTACTTACACCAGGTATTGGAGTAAAGTTCACATCTAATTCAACGAACTTGGTAAGTAACTCCAATTCCCTATTTGTAAGTTGTAGTATACCATTTAAAGCGTTAAGGTATTCATAGTAAAGATTGCCTTTATTAACAGTCTTTACTAATTTATTCATCTAACAAATCTTTAATGCTATTGAGAACTTTATTTAAATTATGGTATACAGTTTCTGCTTCTACTTTAACACATTGCTGCACATTACCTTCATTATAATCCTTCATTAGTTCATTATAATCTTTAGTATATGTATCAATCAAAGTATTAACGTATTCTTTTACTTTCTCTAACTTATCGCAACAGCATTCACATTCATCCACATCTTCTTGTGCTTCTTCACTGTACCAAATTACATAATCTTTATTGGCTAATTCTTCCATAGTAGAAGAATCAAATGCCATTGAAGTATAAGTTTCTGTATCTGATACTACTTCAGATTTCTGAAGTTCCCACAAGTTTAAATCTTCAACTTTAGTAAACACATCACCTTTTTCAGCGAAGCTAAAATCCTTAATTACTTTGTATCCTTCCATATGTCTAACTTTTTATTTAATATCTTTTGTTTAAATTCTTGTATTCTGTTAAAGTTCTTCTTACACTCTTCATACCCATCAATTCTGCCTTGAATGTATCCTTCGTGTTTTCCTTGAGCATAAGTAAGAGCACCAAAACCGATAATACTTACAAGTACTATTATTATTGTTCCCATAATGCCCTTAAAACGCACTAACATAAAAAGTGTTTAAAATATTTAACATTTATTAATGTTTAGTAAAGTAATAGTAAAAAGAATGCCCCGCTTTGATGGCAGGGCAGCGATTTAATACTCTAAAAACATTCAATTCATGAATGATAGCTTATTTAACGACTTTAGCTACAACGTCGTATGGCTTAACTAATTGTGAGTCTTTAAATAGATCAAAGTCTTTAGCAAATTTCTTAGGGTATACTATAGTATCACCAACCTTAATGGTACTATCAGCACCGGTTGGAATAGATAGAACAATACCTTTTGCAAAATCTGATTCAACTTCTTTAGTATGAGTCTTTACTTCATACTTATTAAAACCTTCTTCATCCTTTTCACCAGTAGGAATTTGCTCTGTATATTCTTTAGTGACCATGATAGGAGCTAAAGGTTTTACCAATATATCTTTTTCAAAACTATATTCCAATCCGTTTACCACTGTTTCTAGTACTTTATCTTCCATAATATTTACTTTATAATATCTATTAACGCAGTAAGTAAAGTAAGGTTACTCATCTATATGATTAAATTTGCGCTTAAATATATATCCTTTATGACATATATCCATTCTATCTTTAAAGTTAGCGCAATTCATATTATTAACAAACGCACAACCTACACAACAACCTTTACTAAGTTCAGGAGTAGCTATATAAGTTTTATTCCTGAAAACATACTCAATTCTATCTGCTTTTTTTTGTTCGTTCTTTTCCATAGTAATACCGTTTTAGGGGCTACCTTTTTTATTCAACGACCGCCAGAAAGGTAGCTAAACTGAGCCTACTTACGATTAGGATTCCCTGGTGCGCTTCTACTTTACAGTAACTTCTTTAAGCGTGGAATGTACTACGATCCCGTGTACTTAGGGCACATTACTTTGTTAATTTATTTAGTATGATATAAGCTAGACACCCTAACATACCTACTAAACATAGTGCAGTAAATTCTGTCATTTAACTGTATTTATTTCTTTCTTAAACTGTTTATATAAATCCTCAGAGAAAGTATATTCTATTTGTCCTGGTAAAGTAAAGGATCTATAATTATCATCTAGCTTATAGTTCTTACTTATCTTACTTAAGTAAAGGCAATTAGAATATTGCTAGTCTTTCTATCTTATAAAATAATAATTCATTCTTTGTTATTTATTTCTGGAGCAGTGATATAACTGTATATCATTGTCATTATACTTACTGTATATATAATTGCTAATATTATCATAAATAAGTAAAGATTAATTCTAAAGTAATGGGACTTACATCATCTACTTTAGTTAATTCTTCTAATATGTCTTCTGTATTCATACTGTATTTAACTGTATCTACTGTATACAGTAACGTACATTTAACTATATTGGTTATTATTATTAACATTTATTATGAATATTTATTTAAGTTTAATAGCTATTTTTTAACATTATTTAAAATAAAAATATATAAAAAATTTTTTTGGTGAAGAAATCTGCGTGTGTTAAGCTATCCCTAAACAAGACCCCTATAACCTCGTTGCGCGGGAAGACCCCGTGCACTTTGGTTAATTGTTCGATAAATCTCACTAAAACAATATTAGCATATGAAATTCAAAGTTGAACATGAAGGAGATGTTTACGCAGTCGCTATCGCAACTGGTACATCTACAGATGGACGTAAGTACGCAAACGTACTTTTGAAAAAAGAAGCAGTTCTCGCTATTCGCTCTAACTACTCTTTATTCCTCGATCCTAATGACGAAACACTTATGAATCAGTTAAATCTTACAGATTTAACCTATTCTGAAGATGGGACACGTAAAGTGACTTTACTTAAAGAACCAATTAAACTTCAAGAGAAGTATAAATTGATAAGTGTAAGTCATGCGCCTTACAAGGTTAATGACAGAGTCATTAGAAGTACATACTGCGTATGTGAAGAATCTGACAGCACGCAAGCTACTGTCGATAGAGCTGTACAGAGAGGTTTTGACAGAGCTGAAAGCTTCTTCAAAAACCCAGAATTTTACGATGATTATCGTAAATTCGTGCTCTTCGATGTATCGAAGGAGGAGCTTGAGAGTCTGTTACAACAGACTGAAGAACTGGAGGATTAATTCCTCCAGCATCTTCCTTGTTATATTAATATATAGCCTAACCTAACATCATTCCTATGTTATGCCATATATACTACTCAGACTCTAACATGACTTTAGAAGATTATGGAAGAGTAATATTTGCTATAATAACAGTAATAGTAATATACAAAATAATATTACATATTAGTAACCATAATAACAAACATTATGATTAACAATACTATCTAGATTTGATTATCTTTATAGTAACTAAACAGAAAGCTAGCGCTGTAAAGACTAGCAATTAAATTAAGACTAACCAGAAGTTAGTCACAGACTGGTTAGTCATTTATTAACTAAACAAACTGTGCAAAATTATGTTATTCCAATTTAGTTAAATTGGGGCTCTTCTAATTAGCCTATGCGTGGTAATAGAAAATATGAAATCTGAGAATCGCAAACTCACTCAGAAAGTAAGAAGCATAGATATATACATACTGATCAAGTATATATTGATTAAAAGATCAAAAAACGAGCAACCAATAGTGTGTAAAATAATGCTCCAAATATCTGTTGATTACTTGGGATATAAACTTTAAATTTTTTCAATGCGTATATTAAAAAAAAGTAGGAGTTGCCGAGAAATAAGACCCTCGATTGTGGAAAATATTGTTATTATAAATAACGGTATAGAGCGCAAGAGTCTAGCTAGTAAGTAGGATTCTCATAAGGAATCATTTCCACTATGAATCTAGTCACTAAATAAACACAATTAGCTACTGTGTGTAATAGTGAGTGTTGATAACACAAAAGAATAGTATAGTTTTGGAAGATTATACTATTCTTTTAAACAATCTATTATCTTATCCTAGGTATTAAGATAGTAAACTCTTATATTAAGAGTATAAACTAATATTGGCAATCTGGAAAGACAGATACTTTTTAAAAAACTCAATAACTTCCCAAGACATTGAGGGCACCAGTTTCTTTATTATAAAGCGCGCGCAAAAAGTTTTAGGTGTAAAATGCTAATCGTTTATTTCTATATTGTAAGGATACAGCCATACTATCCTTTACTTTATTATTACTTAACCACACACTACAGTCTGTGAAGATAGTAGTGTTTTAACTGATTATTAACTTAAAAATTAAGATAACATGAAAACAAGAAAACACTTTATCAGAAAGTATGAACTCTTAGCAAGATGTATTCAAACTAACTTAGAGTTATTTATACTACAATAGTAATGCAGCCAAGAGACAGTGGCAAGCCTGACAGAATGCAGAGCCTTAACTACATGTAGTATTAGTATCATCGTAGTGTGTGGTACGATTATTGTAAGCACTATCTAAACTCAGTATAAAGGAGTTTTCACTATTTTAGATTTGAAAAATAGTTCTGAGCATCTGTCATTAGATGAACAAAGAGTGACAACGTAACTATGCGTAAATAGTAGGGGACAGCATTAGCTGTCCTCTTTATATGTTTAATTAAACAAACTAAAAATATGCAACAATCAATACGAATCCAGTTTTTAATGGAAAATACAGAGAAAAATAGAAAACAAATAGCTAAAAATATGAATCTAAATTTCAATATACCCATAAAAGAAGTTTATGATAAGTTAGCTCTTGCTTATAGTAATAATCTTAAGCTTTTTCAAACTGTTAAATTTAATTTATCTTTCCCTAATAATTATAAAGAAAAAGATATATTTAAAAAATTAGAAGAAATGTTTCCAAATATTTCATTCATATTACATATAAATGAAATAATATTTAATCATAACGTCAATATTGTAAATAATGATATTAATGCAAATAAAATAAGTAATGATAAAATTATTGAAGATCCAAATCTATTTGAAATAACTCTTAAAAAAGGATACACAATTATTAGTATTGAAGAACTTGAAAAGTTAAAAAGAGCTAAAAATGCATTAAGAGATCTATATAAAACTATTAGTGTATTAGAAAACGAACTTAAAGAAATATGAAATGACACTAGAACAATTTCAAAATCTTAGAATAGGTGATTTAGTAGTAACTAAGTCAGCTGGTAATCAAAGTAGCGTTAATCCTGTTACTAATATTGATCGTAAGAACTCAAAACTACACATAGGTAAAACTGGCAAATGGCGTAGTTTCCTTCAATTTGAAGTATTAACTATAGATTATGTAGTTAAATATATCAAACGAAGACTAAATAGTAGATCATCTCCTTACTTTACTATTGAAGTTAAGAGTGATACTGAAGTAACATTTAAAATTCATAAAAAAGTACAATTCAATCAATGAAAAAGTTAACAGAACAACAAAAATTTAGAAGGCAAATATTATTTAATATGCCTTATTTGTTACTTACTTTTCTTATTAAAGAAAAAGTATTAGATAGCTTTTTAGACGGCAGTAGTAAATACGTTCACGATAAAAAAATAAACCTAGAACCATTTTATACAAAATTAAGAGTTCCTAGTATGGCAATTGAATGTACACTTATATGGAGACATACAAAAGAAGGACATCATTTTTGGCAAAAACTCAACAATAAGTATAAAAGTATATGGGAAATGAACGATTCTGGCGCATTGTTATTACTATCAGATTATTAGTATACTTACTAATATTATTAGCAATAGTAGTAACAATAGTATTTGTAGCAAATAGTATTTAATCAATAAATAATTATTATGCAAAAGTTAATGTATTTTTTATTTGGACTCATAACTGCATTATTTGCAGCTGTGATGATTATTGAACATCAAGGAATATATTTCTTTGATGAAGAAGTGTACGGACTGTTATATACCGATTATTGGAATTATTGGTATTACTCTAAAGTAGTGATAATCGCACTATTTATATTCTGCGTATTATCTTTTGTATATACACTTGGTAGTGGATATAAAGATAAAGACAATGGATACAAAGAAATCAAACCAAGCTGATTTAGCAGATATATGGTGGGATAAATTTGAAAACTGGTATGAAACACATCCAGTAACAAGAGTATTAATTGTAATAGATGCAATATTAATAGCATTTATATACTTAGTATTAACTTAAAACATTATCAAAATGAGTGAATTTTTATTATTACATGACAATGAATCAGGAGGAAAGCCAGCCACTGTAAGAAAAAGTATTATTTCTTCAGTTCTTCCATCAGAAGATTATTCAGAAGGATCAGCTATCTTTACTAAACTTGATGACGGAGAAACTATGATTCTCGAAGCAAAAGAGTCAGTAGAAGAGATTTATAACATGTTAAACAATTAAACAACATTTATCAAAAATGAAATTTAAGTATGTATTTTGGCTAATTGCAGCAATAGTAGCATTAGCAATTTTTATCAGTTGTGCAAGACCTCGTAGTCCTAAAGAAAAACAAATCCTTGAAACGGATACAATTGAACAAGTAGTAGCACCAACAGTACAAGAAGTGCTACAATGGCGTGAAAATATGAGATTAGACAAGTATGTAGATAGTGTGTTCTTGGTTATGCCAGAACAAGTACTAACTCAAATACTTGTTACTAAAGGTACAGATTTATCAAATCACGAAATTGTTTCTATTTATATTAGTAACAAAGATTTTTATGATAAATTAATAAAGAGGAGTATGGATATACAAAAAGAATATATACCAGATAGTATGCCAAAATCCTCATTACCACAACTTAATAGTGACTCAATCCATGCCGCAGTACATTAGAAAATTAGTGTTAAAACACGAAGATGAATCTCTAGAACAATATGAAACTAGAGTAAATAAAGAATTAGAAAAGCTTGAGAATTATAGTGGAGATGAAGCATGTACTCATTTATTTGCAACAGATTCACAATATTTAGCTACTCTAATATTTTGTAAAAAAGATAATCCTACAAATAAGAAAATAGGATTTTAAATCTCATCAGATAAAGCTGTATTAGTTCGTGAGAATAGATGCAGCTGCCTCCTTACTGTGAGAATCAGTGACAAACATGTGGGGCTTATATCTAATCATTTTAGAGGGCAGTATTACTGTCGTCTGAAGGTAGGTGGAGGAGATTAGTATTAGTGCAGACGTTAAAACCATGTACTCCAATAAGATTAGTTTGACAGCTATATCTGCTTATGAGTTAAAACTAAGTGAGAGTCATTTTAATTAGTATTTCAATTAAGCTGTATTAGTGTAGAAGTTACACAACGATGTGAATCGTCAAGCCTGCAATATACTGCAATATATTGTATAAACCGTTACATGCCTTCTTTATTTACTGTAAGCGTACAGTAGAAAATGTGTGTTAATATATAATTAAGATTGATAAAACCATCTAGTTGCAGCTAGACGTCCTCAAAATATTGTATAATTAAAACTATTAAATATGAAAGAATGAATATTTTTAAGAAAATCAAACTGAAAATCAGTAGTTACAGAAGGCTAAAAGCCTATCATAGTAACATTAAACGACTTGCTGAATTAGAATTATTAGACAATCCTAAAAAGCAAAAAGAAGTTGCATTACGTTCACAATGTTTAATTCATGGGCACAAATGGAAAAATGAGCCTAATAACAATGAATTAAACATTCCTATTACTAAAAGAACTTACTGTGAAAGATGCGGTAAGTACTATAGTCAAGAAATTTATAAACAACTTTAAATTCATATCAAATGAAATCTTTAAACTTTGTAATTATTGGAATTCCTGCATCAATCAATCAGGAAAGTATTGTAACAGCAGTAGCTCTTATGGCTAAAAAGCTTGGTTTATCAGAAGTACATACAGAAATACTTGAAACAAGTAAATTTGCAACTAGTACTTCAAATAAACAAATGATTGAAAACATATTAAAAGATGTTATTACTGTATGTACAGCAGCTGGTCTAATGAATATTGCTGCAATCAATGCTAACTTTTGGAAATTGATTGAAGATGGTAAATTAACTAGACCACAAATTGAGATGATGCTGGATGAAAAAGAAGTTACAATTGAGTATCTCAACAAAAAGGGATGCGCTTATATCTTTGATCTTTTAGTACAAGCAATTAGAGTGTTATAATTATGGGAAAGACCTATAAAGAATCTCATTTTCCAGGTTCTAAGCAATCAGGAAAAGCAGCTGAATATCAGTCTAAAAAGAGAGTTAGACATTCTAAAATGCAACCGTATAAAAGGGAAAGAGCTATTGTTTAACTAAGAATTACTAATTAAGTAGTTATGATAGAATCCAATCAACACAGAAGGTTATAACGCCAGACCCCTAAAGGTGATTAATACCTACGGACTATACAACGGTCAACCTTATTTAAGGTCAGGAGAAGGAAAAGGGCTAGCTATCGAATAAGGCGTACGAATAGATAGTATAACTTTCTATTTCTTTATTATTATGTGGACAAAAGAAGAACTAGAAAAGAAAACAAAAGAAGAACTAATAAACATTATTATTAAAATGCAGATAGATATTCGAGAAGAAAGAGATGAAATCTATCGCAGACGTTTATTAGATACTTTTTAAAATTATTCATTCACTTAAATAAATCAATTATTAACAATTAAAATCAAAAGAATTATGAAAAATTTTATGAACTTTGTAGGAATTATGTTAGGTACAGCAATGTTGTGTGATAAAGTAACTGATGAAGGTTACAACTTTGAAGCTGGAATGAAAGCGCAAGCAGAAAAAGACGGTAAAGTTGAAGCCGCAGCAGTTACAGAAGCTAAGAAACAGATACAACAAGAACAGTTAGAACGTGATTCTATGGAAGTAAAAAGTAGAATCAAAGAATGTGACAAAGCTGTTTCTAAAGCTGAAAGAAACGGACGTTTTGCATCAAAACATAAGAACATTATGAAGGACTTTTCTGAAGAACTGAAGAAAGCTCAAGCTGAATTTGAAGCTACTGGTGATTACAAAGCTTGGGACAAAAAGTACTCAGAACTTACAGATAAGAAAGACGAAGCTATCGCAAAAGCGAAAGAAGAAATCTTTGGTTCAAGATACGAAAATATCTATCTTTAATCAACATCCAAATTCTAAATGCTTTTTATGCTAAATAGAGTAAAAGTAAGCCCTGCAAACTGTATAAGTCGCATTGTCGCATTAAGGAGTTCAGGCAAAATGAACTGAATTGACAGTTCTATTCAATGCTTTTATGTTAGTAATAGGATATTATGCCTACTGATCATGTGCTATAAATAGATCATTCTTTATTTAAATGCTTTTATGCTAGTAAAATAAAGGATAGTCTCATAGACGAAAAACAGTAAGTATATCAAAATACATATACATATAGTACTTATATGTCTATATTTCAATCGAGTCTCTAGCTTGCTAGATGAGCACTTGGTATAATATGTATTCTGTCAAAGATCTTTAAATTCTAAAGTAATAGCGGCTTTATGCTATTATATACTAGATTTAATGCTTTTATGCTCATAATCAACGGTATGTACTATTACTTTAGAATTACATATTAAGTATAGAGAGTTTGATCGCTCTCTATACTACTAAAAAGAGCATACTATACTATTATACTGACCCAACAGTATATGAAAATTCGTGTATGATGTATATCTCTCTAATTAAGGCGTTACTAACAAAGTATGAAGGCGCAGAAATGTATAGAGCTCTTTTACAATATTGACTGTTAGGTCATTATATGCCTGAAGAAGACTTCCGTTCAATTCGGAAATGCTCCACTAATAATTTTTTTATAAAAGGGGCATACAGGTATTGATTCGCAGAAACAGTAATGAATAGGTCAATAAAGTCAGAAATGACAAATATTCTGTAACCGATTATACTCGCCTGAGTGCGTGATAATCACTAGGGGAGTAATACCGTAATCCTAGTTATCAACTCTTTATTGAAAGAGAAACGGTTATTCTTGACGGGGTTGTGAAATAGGCTAGAACGCTAGAAATAGTGACAGTCGCCTCAAAGTACTCAATATACTGAGTATAAAACTAAAAAAGGAATACTATGGATGTAACGGGTAACATCACAACACTGATAAGGTTGAGTTATAGGTTCGAGTCCTATTAGTATTACAAATTATCAAAATTAAAAACAAAAAGTATGAGTATGAGAATAGATTATAACAAGGTATCAATTATTCCTTTAAATTATAATAAAGGAGATAAAGGTTTATGACTAGCAGTAAAAAGAAATAATAAATATATTCTAAGATTACTAGCTATATTTGAAACAGCTCTCATTGAACAAATCAAAATAAGCAACAGAGATTTGTTCGATTATAATGTATTTTACAGTCTAAAAGAAGCATTATTAGATTATGATTTTACTTTAACTAAAAAGAATTATAATCAATTAGATGCTTTAGCTTCAATAAATGAAAAGAAACATTATGAACAATACTTAAAAACATTTTGTAGATGAAAAAGACTTTAAATCAATTAAAGGCAAGTAGAAGGAACTTATCTCTTATGCTTTTAGCAGGCATGATTACTAATCTGAAACATATTAAACATTTTGTTAGAGACACAGAAGTAGTAATAAGAATAGATACACTGTTGGCAGCTATAGAAAGACTTAGATCTTCAATTAAAGAAACTACTTATGAATCGTGGTCGGCATAAAAAGAGTAAAGAAAAAGGATTCAATACTCAAGCAGAAATCTTAGACTTTATACAAAAAAATCTTTATAGATTACTAGCAATAAGTGAAGATATATTGACATGTAGTACACATGATTATTATGCAAAAGTGAGTATTAGTAGTAATGGTGGAAGAAACTATTATGAGATAGTTGCACGGTATATTAATACTAGGTATAATATTAATAATTTTATGAGTAGAATCAGAATAAAATTTAAGGAAGCAACTGTTAAAGACGGTATCTATACGATTAAATTTGAATTTGGAAGTAATTCAAAAATATTTAAATATAAACATGAATAAAAAAGGCTTAAGAGGTTTTATTAGGAATAAATTGCCTAAGACTTGGGAAATTGTTCTTACAAGAGAACGTAAACTTACTGCGTTCATTGAGTATGTATATGAAGCAACTCCATCAGTAATGAAGGGAGGTAGAGGTTGGCGACGTGGTATACATAACATTACAGTCGGATACAATAGATGCAAAATCTATGAAATGTTTCAAGCTGAAAAGAGTAAAGAAGGCTTGATATATTGGGTAGGCATTTATAATAAAATTAAAGATCTTGAACATCAAATGAATTAACATGGAAATTGTTCAATATGTTCGCTGGACTGAACCAGGAGAGCGAGAAAGACTACAAGAAGTAATGCAACAATGCAGTGGAGAGATGGAATTTAGAAAGAAAGTAGCTTCTGAATTCAATATTAGTCCAATGGATGCAGCAGTTGTAGTAAAAAGATTCAAAAACGAATTTATCAAAATACTTAAAACAAAAGGATTATGTTAAAAGCAGGTATGTGGATCGCACAAGGTCCAGAAACTAATGTATTGCTCCTTTTAAGCGGAGTAGAACCATTATTAGAAGTAGTAGGTGCAATTGATCTTAATTACTTTAAACAGAATGGTAAAGCTAAAGATCTTACTAAAGACAGTCCTGAAGTGGTAGATATTATGATGTATCCTGAAAAGTATACATTCGCATTACCATCTATTACTGAAGTAGTTGATAATGTAGGTATTGGTGATTTACAGACTCTAGAAGGCTTAGGAGAAGATTCTAGAAAAGATAAAATCATCGAAGAAGGTATTGCCTATTATAAGTCAACTTTACCATTATATGGTATAGAACAAGCCAAAGTAAGAACTAGACTGCATTTAAAGAAGAAATACAGCCTGAAAATGTCTCAAGCTAACTATGTATTCACTGTAATTTGTAAAGCACTAAACAGAGAACCATAATGAGCGATTTTAAGAGACTTATTGAAGCACTCAATGCTGAATTAGAGGAACCTTATAGGTTTACTTTAGACAAGATTGTATCTTCTGCTAATTTTGATACTAAAGTATTAGGATATGCAGATAGTGTATTAGATGATTGGGCAAATATACCACCTGATTTAAAATCTAAGATAGTTACTAGTAATACTTGTCTAAGTATCAATAAGTGGATAAATAGAAGACTATGGATGGATATTCTTAATAATCTATTAGAAGATAAAATATTAAGTCTTCAAACAAGATTAGTAAGAGTAAGGATTGCTATTAATATGTCATTGAAAATGGCATATCCTCTCAATGAAGAAGAGAAAGAAGAATGGAGAGAACATATCTCAGATGTATTCTATAAAAGATGTCTAGCAGTAAATAATTATTATAGCAAAGAAATCATAAAACTTCCCTTCTGAATTTAAGGATTGTAGTTATTGGGTTAACTACAATCCACTAAAATTTAGCTATATGACACAAGAAATAATAGATCTAGTGGAGCAAGCTAAACAAGGTTCTCAAAAAGCATTTAGTAAATTATACTATAAGTATAAAACTGATATTTGGTACACTATTATGGGTGTAGTCAAAAATACAGATATTGCTGATGATTTAACATCAGTAGTATTTACTAAAGCTTATGAGAAATTATCTATGTATACTCAACATATTTCATTTAATATGTGGTTAAAAACTATTGCTGTAAATGCATCAATAGATTATATACGTAGAAACAAAAAAGAGCAATTAAATAACTATGTTGATGAAGATGAAAATCCAATTCAACTATCTGCTTTAGAAAAAAGTCCTGAAGAAGATTTGATTCTAAAGGAAAAGTTAGATATAGTCTTACAAGCTATACCTACTCTTAAGAGAAAGTATAGAGATTTAATTAATGCTCGTATAGATGGTTTATCTTATAAAGAGATAGCCAATAAGCTTGCAATGAATGAATTAGCTGTAAAAGGTGATTTAAACAAAGCAAGACAAAAACTTAAACAGAAAACAGATTATTAACAAACACTTTCAACAATATGACTAGTTTTTGTTTACTCCTTTTAGGAGCATTAGCATCTTTTATCATTTCTAGAATGTGTAAAAGTGCTAGTTTGTACGTATTCTTAGTATGCGTACTTTTACTAGGCTTTGTTGTAGGTACTGGAGTAAAAAAGGTAGTTGCAAATACCTCAGATACTCCTTCTCAAGAGTTAGTTGTTACTATGGCTCCTAATCCCACATCTCAAGGTTCTACTGCTTTTGTAGGGACAGTAGATAACCAATCTTATGAAATGGGTCAGGAAGACGGAGGTGAGACGTTAGTAACAACTGATAGAGAAGATATACCTACCATGCCTAACAATGCAGAGATAGAAGATGACAGTTGACTGCACTTAATTTCATAATTTAAGTGTATTAATTGTTAAGTTATTAATTTATTTAAAATCATAATCAATATGGTAAAAAGAAATAAAGGTGGAAAGACTCCAAGTGCAAAAGCAGCAAGAAACTTAGAAGCTTTGAAAAAAGCTAAAGAAGCAGTAGAAGCTTCAGCTAAAGTAGAAACAACAAAAGTAGAAGATTCTAAACCAGAAGAAAAGAAGCCTGAAGAGAAACCGGCTGAACAAAAGAAAGGTGGTGTCTATCAGACTCCAATGGGTAAATCAGCATATGAAACTCATATGTTGTGCACAAAATCACCGTATATGAGTCTACTTTCTCTTAAGATTGAGAAAGACAGCAAAGGCATTGAAAATATCAAAGCCGAGTGGAAGAACAACGAAACTAGTGAAACTACTAGTGTCCTCTTCCCAGTATCTAATGTAAAGAAGGGAGACGGAATTGACGTTAAACGGATTAAGGAAGGAATTAAGAATCCTATTCCTGCTGAAGTTCCTGAAACTAAACCAGTTGAAGAACCAAAGAAGGAAGATCCTAAACCCGCATCTACTGAAAAGAAACCTAAACAGCAGAAGTCGAAGAAGGAGAAGATAGAAGAAGTAGAAGCTGAAGAAATTGACATCAACAATACTCCTACTATTAAAACAGCCGCAGCTCCTGCGCCCAACATTGTAACTCAGAACAGTGACAGAATTGATGCAAATCACTCAGTAGATTTGATGAACGCAATTCTGAAACGCCGTGAAGAGATTAAAGATGATCGGGCAATGTATCAAGCAACAGGAAAACAGGCAGACCTTATGATGTTTGTATTAATTCAGAAATGGAATGACCAATTTAAGAATGATGCAAAAGAACAAGGTTTTACTGTAAACGAAGAAATGTTTGCATATTTGAATGAAACAGCTTCTTTGTTCCTCGGTGTTAATTTGCTTCCTAGCAAAACATCTGATGGACAGCTCGAGATTAACTTCAAAGATGCTGTCGCAAAGACAAATCCTGAAATGCAAAAAGCTTTAGAACAAGATGCTAAAGTTCCGCAGACTCAGGAAATGCCAAAACCTGAAGAATGTGTCACAGATGAACAGAAAGTAGCAGCAATGTGTACTATTATGAACATGCGGCACAAGCAGAAGTCAGGAGGTATAGGTAAGAACGTAGCAAATATGATTGAATTTGCACGGGAAGCCTATAAACTTGACAAAGATGCAGAACCAGCACAAGTATTAGCAACTGTATTACTTAAGATGAAGGAAGCAGGACGAAACGCTACATTACTTGAAGGTTGTGCGAATGCTATTTGGGGTAATTTAACTGGTAATTTGTCAGTTTTAGCATCTCATGCTTGGCTTAAGAACCAATTAACAACATACAACGATGCGCAAGTTGCTAATGTTGTGAAAGTATTCTTAGCTAAGAAGATTGCTGATGAAACTGCAAAAAACAATAACTACGAAGAAGAAGCAAAACGGTATTCTCAATTAATTAGTGGAACTAATGACGATCTGATCAATCGTATTATTACTTCTGCTAATAACGAAGGTAAAGATGAAGACAAACTTGTATATCCAGAAATCAAGGGTCTGAATCTTAAAGGTAAACACATTTCAGCAATAAAGACTGTAAACAATATGCGTATTGCTTATGGAGCAGAAATGAATGATAAGATGTTGAAACAAGTAATGCAGAAAGTATCTGGCTTGTATACATCAACTTCTTTAAATCCTCTTACTTTCTATGTTGAGAAATCTGCGTATGCTACTAAAAAGTAACAATTAACGCATTATCAAAATGAGTAAAAAACCAACAGTTTTATTTACGCTAGCAATGCTAGCTTTCGGTGGATATGTAGGATTTGTAACTAACTATACAAATACCGCCACCGCACACGAGTATGTGATTCCGAAGTTCACAGATGTACCTCGGACAAAAGACTTTAATATTGATATTAATTTGAACAATAACGCTATAAAATTAAATGGACAAAGCAACCCAGAACAAAATATCAATGTTGAAATCAAAAAGAAAGACAGTATCATCTATCTAACTTCTGTTGTAGAGAAGGAAGTACCTAAATACATTAAGGTAAGAGAACTGCCATCAGTTAAAGAGAATAAAACCACTTGTACGGATATTCTCCAAAGACTGAAACAACAACAATCAGAGAAGATAAATCTGAGTCGCAACTAGAACAGCCAATGCGATTATAGAGCTATAATGGTGTATATCCAGAGATATCTAAATCAAAGGATTAGAAAGTAAATGGTTAGATTGCTTTCTTAAAATTAAGATAGTACAGAATATTAGTAGGAATAGAGTATAGCTACAACTATAGGCTATTACTGAAAGTATAATAACTTATTGTGTTTATATACTATCTATAAACTGAAGAGGCAATAAGATAGAGGGAGAGCGTGTACAACCCTCTTGTTTTTGGTGAGAACCGACTGGAGACAGAAACAGAAGACGCAATTAGTAGAGAGCAGTCTACAAAATTAAACAGTACAAGGGGAACGAAATCCTCTTAAGTTACTCGCAGACTTATCATAGTTTGAATCAAGAAGGAGTAATAAACACGATGATGCCCAACAAATCGTAGTGTCCAAGACTACGTACTGAACATTATCGAGCATATATCGCTCTAGGGTAGCTCCAAACTCCCCTTTATAGCATAGACTATATAAAAATGTCAGTATAGTGTTCTATACTTATCTAAACAGTTATATTGTAACTTAATAAGTTTAGAGATAGTATATATGAAGGTACTTAATTATAATATTATAGCACTACTTATTGAAAAAATATTGATAGATTACCTGGATTAGGCGTAAAGCCTATGCACAATGTTATGTTAATCAGTACATAGCTAATCCTAAGCTTGTATTACTATACACTCCAGTATAGAGGGATAGAGTGACAAAGTGAGTAGTAGATTGTGTGCCTATTGGCTGAGTAGCAATGATCCAATATTAATAAATAAGGAATCCTGCAACGGACCTCTTTAGGAAATAAGGAGTATGTGAATTCAAGTAGTATTATAATAAACTCAGTTGTTATCTTATCTGAGTATAAACCTAGAGTGCTTTGCAACAGGAACATAAAGATAACTAGCGGATGAAGTGCGCAATAACACTATTTCAATACTAAGCGGAAGACATAAAGCTTAGAAGTACTAAATAATTTTATCCAGAAGCATAACTGGAGTTTTATCAAATTTGCACAAGGTAAGATACTCTATCCTTAAGAGTATATGTGAAAGTGAGCATCGCCCTACTCCTAGGTTGAAGAGAAGCAGACACATTAAGAGACGGACACGAAGCAGACCGGAGAAAAATCTGTGCATTGCACTAAATAGTAGTCTTAACGGGAAGTGACAGAATGTAAATCTATTTAGGAAGTCTCTATTCACGAGAGAATAAACATGTTTAATTTAACTAATGAGGAAGTTCAATGGTAGGTTTTAGGACGAGTAGTGATAAGAAGACGAAAGTAAATCCGAGCCACCCTCGACTGTACAATATAATTGCTGACATTTGAAACATTTAAAGTATATTGCGCAACAATATATGTAAAGTGACGCTGATTCCTTACATTAAAGGATGATAGGTGGAAATCCTAAAGTTATGTGCAGAATAAGAACAAAGTCGTAAGTACACGCAGCCTTAGAATAAACTATTAGGCTATAGAGTGGGTGTTTTGAAACATAAACAGCTCAAAATAAAATTCGGTAGAAGTATTATCGACAGTGAAGTAACAGTTGAGGTTATGAATCATATACAGTACTCCTTACTATAACAGGAAAAAGAGCACGTTATAGTTACTGTTAGGCTCTTTAAACAATCAGAAACTAGCATAGCATTCGATTTTCAGATAATTTCAGTTATAATGTTATTTGATGGGTATAAATCTCCTACCGTTGGAGTCCCGTTGTACCTTTTTAGGTATTAACTAGCATAGCATTCGATTTTCAGATGTCGAATTACATATCTTTTCATAGTTTAGTATTGATAATTTTATGAAGAACGGCTGACTCATCTGTCTCATGAGTAAAGTCCTACGGGGAATGCCGAGTGAAGTAATAACATCACGTTCTAGTAGTAATGTTAATAATACGAAAGCTTATCTTATAGTTTTTCAGATTACTTATCAAATCTTAGCAGAATTTCGTTATAGAGTTTTACTGTTTGAATACAAGAAGTGGTTTTTAAGTTTTTAATAAACGAATAGATATTAGATGCTATTCCACTTAGATAAAAGAACTCTATAGCTTACTTTTTAAATTAACTTAGTATTAACTTACTCCGTAGGTGGAATCAACCACGGAATCAAGAAAGGAGAAATTATGGAAACAACAAAATATGAAAGCGTGTTCAAAAATCCAGAAGGTTTTACTCAGCAAGAAATTACACAGTTACGTACTAAAGTAATTGCATTTAGCCGTGCTTTAGTTGGTCGGCGGTTGGCAATCCCCGTAAGTGATTATTTGGATTTGAATTACAAGAAGAAACTAGCTGGTGATATGCCGGGTCTTGTACTTGCAAATCCGATGAAGAAGTATATGATTGAAACTGTTGATTTGTTCAACGTAGATATCGTGCGGACTGCAAATGGTAAGATTGTTATTATGTTTAATAATGACGAAAAGTTGCAGTTTGATTTACGGGCAGATGTAGATATCGTATTGAAAGCTGGTCCGAAAGATGTTCAAGATGCTATCTTGAAGTTTGAAGCAACTGGAGAACGGTCTCCGTTCTGGAATGTTAAGATGGTAACAGAAGTTGTCACTCAGTTGAATCAGAGTAATTTGACTGATCTTAACAATTTTATTGATGAATTGGCAAATCAGGGAGCTTCTCTGGAACAAATCAATAAGATTACTAAGGACGACACTACTGCTTACTACAAGAGCATTGACGAGTAATTAATCTTAAGTACATAAAGCTATGGCAACAAATAAAAAGCCAATAGATTCATATCACTTGCAGATGTTACAGCTAATTATGTCTGATCCTCGTATTCAAAATAATTTGCTAATGGATGGGAGCAAAACAATTAAAGTTGGATATGATGGAACAGTATTAATAGGACGCCACAAATATGGTTGGGTAAATAAGTGGTTTAATTCCTATTATGTAATAGACTTTTTTAGTTTAGTACAAAGAATAGCTTTTATCATCACAGGTGTAGAAAGTAACAATTGTGATAAGTCAGGTTTGGTTGGGTTTCTGACAGAAGCAATTGATAAAGTACTTAAGAAAGATGAAAAAGAAAAAGTAATCGAGTTATTATTGTATTACTGTACATTACTTGATGAAAACAGTCCATTGAAATTGACCTATGATATTACAAAAGATGACCCAGGCTTTGATAAAAATATGGGTAACAACAGCAAGCGACGCAAAATGGTTGGGGTAGCAAATGCTTGCATAGATTTTGGGTATGAAAGAATACCTGTCAGTTTACATGTTGAAGGAGATTTATAATCGAATATATACATTTGGTTGGGTTCGTATTGGGTAGAAAATAATTGAAAATCAACATAAAATCAGTAAGAGTATATACATTTGGTTGGGTTCGTATATACTCTTACTTACTTGCCTCTGATAATGTTACTAAGGTAACTAAGTGTTGGAAAGCCGAGAGAAGAAGAATCGGATGCCGTATCGAGATGTGACAGAGGCGCTAACTCTTTGATCTTGTCTGTCTTATTTCTTAATTTTATTGTTATTCATATCAGCGGTCTGTGAAGATAGCTGATATTTTAAGTTATTAGACTTTGATCGGTCTATTAACTACACAGGTAGACTTTCTAATATACTATGTAATTAACTAATTGTCAAATTATTAAAATCAAGTATATATGAAAGCAAATAAATTTATTGAACAGCGTGATAAACTATCAGCAGATATTACTAAGTATTGGAATATTATTTCTATTGAGAATGTAGTAAATCGTAATTATCAGCGTACTTACGATTTGAAAGAACTTTATAATACAATTAAAGGTCTTACAGATGATCGAGTAATTGTTAAATTAAAGATACTATGTATCAACATGGGTATAAAGAAATTTAGTGATTTGCCAGCTGATTGTAATCAATTGGATGTATTTAAGCTATGTGAATTGCAAGAAATGAAAGTACATCTAAGTCGTATACGAACTTTGAACCCTGTTCTTAAGTCTAAGAAAGGTAAAAAAGCTCTGAATAAGACTGAAGTTTTAACTTCAAACTGGGTTAAAGCACGAATAAAAGAACTCGATTTAGAGATTCTGAAATTAAAAGAGAAACTTACTAAGTTCAATGAAGAAACAGAATTTGATGATTCTGCTGCTCCAATGTGCTTAGCTGCTTAAAATATAACAAGGAAGCGATAGAGAGAGTACGTACGGAAAATCTTAAAATATTAACCTATTTAGCTTCCTTTAGTTTTTAACTATTAAAATCAATTGTTATGAATCAAGATACTAGAAATAAGAAAAATGCTAAATACCAGCAAAACTTACAGAAACGTTATGGATTAACTAAGTCCTCAGATTATAAAACTATGTGTAGTAAAGGGATATCTTTGTCAGAAAATATTAAGCCTATGACAAAGGAATTTGTAACTACTCGTCGTCATGATAAGATAGTAAGTAGAGAAGTATATACTTATAAGTGGACTCCTGAAGCTACTAATGCACGAAAGGAGTATCATGAAGCTAAAAAAGGTATAGCTAGTATTCCTAAGAAACCTATACAGGTGTCTGATAAGAAGGATAAAAAACAGTTATTAGAAGAACGTCCTTATTCTGGTTACCATAAAGAATTGGTACAGAATCTATATGGTAGCAATAAAGCAGAACGCATTGCTAAACAACAAGCTTATAAAGCAGCTCATGAAGAGAAAATTAAGAAAGTAGCTAAACAACTTGAAGAATTCAAGATGTCTAAGAAGCTACAGTATTTAGAACAAAGACCGTATAAAGTAGTTATAGCTACTACAGACGATAAAGAGTTTAAGACAAGCTACTCTAATCTACCCATTGAACAACTTACCGAAGTAGTTACTAAACTAAATACAAAGTTATCTGATAAGTATAGTAATTATGAGTCTATTACGATAGTAGATAGAGCAACTTTAGAAAAGAAATGCTTTGCTAAACATTTGCCAGAGATAAAGCAAGCAGCGTAGAGCGACAGACTTTTAGCAGGATAGTCTATAAAGAATCCTGCCTCAAGGGGTGTTCAGCTAGTAGGCAAGCGCAGGGTACAGGGAGGAATATTAGAGAGACTCTAATACACTATTTATAGTGCTGCAACCAATCGGCATCATGGGTTCGATTCCCATACACTCCACTAAATTTATACGCTATGAAGATAAGAGGAAAAACAGTATATGTCTATGATATTGAAGTTTTCCCAAATGTATTTCATTGCACAGCAAAGAATACTGAATCAGGGAAGTTTCATAAGTTTGAGATATCAAGCAGAAAAAATCAATTATCAGAATTAGTTGATTTCTTTCGTGTACCAAATATTAATGCACCATTAAAATTTGGAGATCTCTATACTACTGAAACTCAAATTGATTCAAATAAAATCTTTGCAGGATATAATAATTTACATTATGATAATCCTATTATTAACTATATAATAGATTATTATGATATACTTAAAAATAAACCATATCTAAGAATATGTGATAGTATTTTTAACTTAAGTAGAACTATAACTACATCTCAAGCAGATGACAACATAGAAGCGTGGAAAAAATGGAAATATCAAGTATGGTATGATTCATTTGATATACTTACTATGTTATATTCACAGAAATTGCGTGTTGGATTGAAGGAAATGCAAGTAACTATGCAATATCCTAATGTTCTAGAATTTAATGGAGACTTTAATAAGTTTCTAGAAGAAGACAGAATAGAAGAGATGATTGAGTATAATGTGAATGACGTTAATTCTACTGAAAAATTATTAAATCTGTGTTCTGAAGATATAGAATTAAGAATAGCTATCGAAGATGAATATAAAGTAAGAGTACTAAGTAAAGATGGAGTAAACATTGGAATGAAAATTCTAACGCAGAAATATCTTGAAAAGACTAGTCTATCATGGTGGGATATTAAAGATTTAAGAAGCCCAGCAGATGTCATAGACCTAAACAAAGTAATATTGCCTTATATAGAATATAAAGATCCTATACTTCGTAATGTACTATCTGATATGAAAAAACAGATAGTATCACCAGGTAGAAAAGGATATGAAAACAAATTCGTATTTAGAGGATTAAAATATTCTGTAGGAGTTGGTGGTATTCACTCTGAAAATAAACCTGAGATAATTGTTCCTAGGGAAGATGAAATGTTAATAGATATTGATGTTGCATCTCTGTATCCTAGTATGATAATAGAGTATAAATTCTACCCAAAACATTTGGGTCCTGAATTTCTAGAAGTTTATAATCAAGTTAAAGATGAACGAATAGAAGCAAAACATAATGGTATTAAGACTAAAGATAAAACGCTTAAATTAGCATTAAACGGTCTTAGTGGTAATCTACAGAATGAACATAATTTCTGTTATAGTCCATTTGCAGTAATGCAGATTAGAATAAACGGACAATTACTATTACTTATGTTAGCAGAAAGATTATCTGATATTGGCTGTAGAATAGTACAGGCAAATACAGATGGTTTATTTGTTCTTCTTAAGAAGAATCTGTATGAAAAATTACAAAGTATATGTAAGGAATGGGAACAACAAACGAGACTAACCCTAGAGGAAGATCGTTTTGAAGCTATGTATCAGTATGCTATTAATGATTATATAGCTGTAAAAGAAGGTTATCAAGCAATGAAGAAATTGTTTGAAACTGAACCAGAAAAAGCTCTAAATAAAAAGAAAAAGCCTTATGCTTCTTTAGATATGATTAAAGATGATTATATTAAAGAAAAAGGTATGTTTATTACTAAGGTTTTACTTGGTAAGGGAATGTCTGCAAAGATTATTCCAGAAGCTATTAGAGATTATTTTGTTGATGGTATTCCTGTAAAAGATACTATCTACAATTGTAAAGATATTAAGAAGTTCCTTACTTACCAGAAAGTAGATAAGAAATTCTCTGTAGAATATAATGGAGAACTAGTACAAAGAATTAATAGGTTCTATGCATCTACTAATGGTCCTTATTTATATAAATGTAAAATAGTAAACAGAGATGTTGAGATACCGCAATATCTTGTATGTCTCAAAACAGGAGAAAGTATAATAACTACAGATCCAAATCAGTTTTACTATAATTCTAATGTAGAACAGATATTACCTTATAGTTCAAAGATTATAACTAAAGGTACTAGAGTAGACTATACTAATTTACTTACTGCATCTGGTGTTACTATACTAAATAAATTTGATAATAAACCTATAGAAGAAAGAAAGATCAATTATCGCTACTATTTAAAGGAAGCGTTAAAGATCGTTGAAGAATTAAAACCAAGACAACTAACGTTGTTTTAACAAATATTTCCAGATTGTATCAAAAGTTAGTTCATAAAGTACTATATTATGATACTAGAATTAGATACAACATTATTAGATATTTTTGGAGAAATATCAATTAATCAGTTAATATTTTTAACTCTTGTGTTGAATGATAATCAAAGTAATAATCAAGACGTTCACAAGTTTCTCAGCCGAATAAGTGAAAACGACATACAAGAGTTAATCGACAATGACCTTATCTCCTTTACTACTTCAGGAGATAATAAAATTTATAGTCCTACAGAAAAACTATTGTCAAGTACAAAACAAGATAAGACATGGTTTGATGAGTTCTATGAAGTATTTCCAGTGTATGTTTTAAGACCAGATGGTACTAAAGGTTTTTTACGATCTAATATAAATAAATGTCGTAAAGAATATAACCGTATTGTAGGTAAATCTAGAGCAATGCACGAACACCTTCTTCAATGTCTTCAATTTGAAATTGAAAACAAAATGATAACTGGTAAAATAGGTTATATGAAGACGATGTGGAAATGGCTCACTCAACATGAGTGGGAGGTTATTGAAGAGCAAATGAGTTATGAATCTGAAACACCTGTAAGTTATGGAGAATACGGAACAGAATGCCGTTAAAATACTACCTTTTGAGTCAATATCTCAGGTAGCAAATAAATCCATAAACTACATTAAAGCTAGAAAAAATCATAGTATAGTATCATTAAAAACCAGATGGGATAAGTTCAATAAAGCCACTGGTGGAATTGAACCAAATATGATATTTACTATAGCTGGTATATCAGGTAGTGGTAAGAGCTCAGTTGCAAATATGTTAGTAATGGATTTGATTGATCTTAATCCTAATCAGGATATCGTAGTATTATACTTTAGTTTAGAAATGGTAGACTACAGAAATGTTGGTCGTGTAATAAGTAATAAAACTAAGAAAACTGTATCTGAATTATATAGTTCAGTAGAAACACTTAGTGATGAAGACTTATTAAAAGCTGAATCGGCAGCTGAAACCATTAAGAAATACAATATATACTTTGTTGATAAAGTATGTAATGTAGAAGAAATAGGTAATACTATAGATTACTTTCATAATACTGTGGCTAACGGTCGTTGGCTAATAGTAGTATTAGACCATGTTCTCTTAGTAAATGGAGAAGGTGGAGAAAGAAGTACAATAGTCGATTTACAGAAAATGTTTATACAGAAGAAGAAACTTTCTAATACTAGTATAATACAACTTTCACAGATGAATCGTAATATTGAAAGTCCTGATAGAATTAATAATCCAAGCACTCACTTCCCAATGAGAAGTGATTTATCAGCATCTGATGCAATATTTCAAGCTAGTGATTTTGTTATTGCTGTTCACAGACCAGAGATACTTAATCTAGCTATATATGGAGTACGTCGTCTACCTGTAAAAAATAAGGTTTATATGCATTTCTTAAAAGTAAGAGATGGTGAACCATGTATATTAGAATTTGAAAACGAACTTCAATATGGCAATCTAATTGAAACAAATACTGCAAGTGCTGAAGAACAAAAAGTAGTATTTAAACAAATTAAAAAAGGCTGATTATGAAAGGTTTTACAATTAAACTTCCGAAACAAAATATTGACCCTCAGGGTTCTTTGAAAAATCGTATATTAAACGAAGTTAAAAACCGCTTACCGTTTGCTAAATGGTATGGAATTCACACTCCGGAAGATCCGGAATATAGTGTATCATATGCAGGTCCTGAAGACTTGCTATGTTTTGGATGCAATCGAAATGCACATTTTTCTGCATTCAATAAAAAATATTATCGACCGACATGTTCATATGATAATTCACTTACATGTCCGTTCGCAAATCGAGCATTTAAATTGCGTCAATATGATGCTATTTCAGAATTTGATTTAGCATTGAAACGACTAGCAGAATATGCTAAGATCATGGAAGACTATGAAGAAGATCGTGGTTACGATTTTACTTACATGGGTCAACCTGTACGTATTTACCAGAAGTTTATTCAGATTGGTTATACAATCATTCCTATTGATAATCCTAGTCTGTTTTTGAATAACTATCGTAAAGCAGATAAAAATAATATAGTAAATGTTATTATTAATATTAGTAACAGTACTACTGTTAACAATATTCTCAACAATGAATAACGAATAACTTTACATTGTGTAAAATTTCAGTTTTTGTCAGATAATTTCAGAATCTCACAGGTAAAGTGTTAACCTATTTTAATATGTTAATACTACCAAAAGAGAAAAACAAACCAAAGGTTAACAATCCAAGATTCTTAATCTTGTTTGGTCGACCTAAATCAGGTAAAACTACTTTATTATCAAAGCTTGATAACTGTCTTATTATAGACTTAGAGGGAGGTTCAGAATTTCTAGAAGCTCTCTCTATTCAAGCTCGTACTATTGAAGACTTAGGTAATATATCTAGAGCAATTGGTGAAGAAGCAGCTAAAACTGGTAACAAACCTTACAAATATATTGCTATAGATAATGCTACTAGATTAGAAGAAATGTGTCTAGGTTATGCTAAGGTATTATATCGTCAAACTCCAATGGGTAAATCCTATAATGGAGATGATATACGTACATTACCAAATGGTAGTGGATATATGTATCTTCGCATGGCAGTTAGAAAAGTAATAGATATGTTTCGTAATCTATGTGATAATTTTATTCTTATTGGTCATACTAAAGAAAAAATGATTAATAAAGAAGGAGAAGAATTATCAGAAATGGCACTAGATTTAGTAGGAAAACTAGGTGATATAGTATGTGGCGAAGCAGATGCTGTTGGTTATGTCTATCGTAAAAAGAACGAAACTATTATATCTTTTGAAGGTGGAGATAATTCAGTAAGAGAAGCCAGAGCTCCTCACTTACGAGGTAAGAAGATAGTTATCGCAGAAAGCGATGAAAATAATGATATTAAAGTTCACTGGGATAAAATTTATTTAGACGAGTGCGCAGCCTGATTTAAAAACTTAAAAATATTGAAATTATGACATATAGTAAAGAACGTGCAGCAAGTATTAGCAAAAGTGATATTAAGTATATTCCCGCTGGTATTATTGAAAATGTAGTATTGAAGAGTGTAAAAACAGAGGTTTCTCCTAATGGTAATCAATTCTTAGAAATTGTTTTTGAGAAAGATGGAGCAACATTAACTCATACAGAATGGAAACCTACACTTGGTGGATTTGTAACTACAGAAGAACAGCTTCAAACAAAAATGGATAAGCAGTATTCTCGTATGTTGCAGATACTTAACTGTTACTATAAGGATGAAGAGCTTGACTTTAATGGAGAAAGCTTTGAACAGTTTGCTCAGTGGATTACTGATATGCTGAACAAAGTAGATAAGAGTAAAAAACTTAGAGCGAAAATAGTATATAATGATAAAGGATATACTACTTTGCCTAATTATGCTAAGTATACTTTTATTGAGCCTATGGAATTGCCAGAAGGTCAATCATCTTCTATTACTATGCTAAATATTGACCAATTTACAAAGCCTGTTGTAGCAGATAAAGAAGTAAAAAACGATAACCCGTTTAGTGCAACTTCATCTACTACTAATACACAAGCTTTTACAGATAAAACAGATGATCTGCCATTTTAATATAAAGTAGATCATTATTAATAAATAAGGGTAGTGTAAAAGCTACCCTTATTCTTTTTTAATCATTAAAACAAATCATCATGGTAGAAATAGAACATATTCAAGATATAGAAAAAGATCAACCTGCAAAGTCTAGTGCAAAAGAACAGAAGTTAAAAGATCCTAAAGATTTAACTACAGAAACTCAAGATACTGATGCATCTGAAGCTACAGAGCATGATGAACAAATTGAAAATCAAGAAGACAATATATATGAAGATAGCACCTTAGTTAATCATAATACAGATGTTCATGATTTAAAGCCTGGAAATAGATTTTATGGTAGTATAAAATATAATAATTCTAAAGGAAAACAACAAGCACAACAAGGTATTTTCTTAGTATTAACTTCAGAGGTAAAAGGAAAGAGAGGGCAATCTCGAGAATATACTATTACAAATTGTACTGGACAAGAGTACAAAGTGTGTAGTAGAGCTATTAAAATAGCTAGTATAACAAATATTAAAAAAAAGAAACAAATAGAGAAAAAAGCACTAGAACAATTTGGAAGTAAAACAGAAATCAAAGAATTACTTAACAAATTAAAAGAAGAATTTGAAAAGAAAGAGAAAGAAGAAAAGGAAAAAGAAGAATTGAAGAAAATTCAATTTTCATTTAGTTCACTAGAACCAGAAGACAAGCTTAAAAATCTAATTAAAGCAGGTATGAATAATATCTGGATGGTTGGTCCAGCTGGTTGTGGTAAATCAACTATAGCTCGTAATACAGCTAAAGAACTGGATGTCCCTTACTTATGCATCTCTTGTGGTATTGGTACTTCTGCAACAGAATTTACAGGATATAAATATCCTACTCGTGAAGCAACTAAGTTTGCTGAATTCTATGCTAAGAAGTCAATAATCCTTATAGATGAGATGACTGCGCTCGATCCATCTGTAGCACAGGTTATTAATGCAGCATTAGCAAACGGTGAAATAGAGACTACTACAGGTACTGTCTTACGACATCCTGAATGTATTATTATTGCTACATCAAATACTTTTGGTAATGGAGCAGACCGTCAGTATGTTGCTAATAACCAGTTAGATGCTTCAACAATTGACCGTTTTACTGGAGCAATAATTGAAGTAGATTACTCTGTTAAATATGAGTCACAATTTGATCGCGAAGTAGTAGATTATATTTATTTACTACGCAACTGTATTAAAATAAATTCATTACGTCGTATTGCTTCTACTCGTATGATTCAAGCAGCAGAAAAGATGAAGAAAGTAGGTATGTTAGACTGGAAAGATATGCTTATCATCAACTGGTCTGATACTGAAAAGAATATAGTAAAACAATATATTCAAAAAGTAAAAGAAAATAAAACTAAACAAAGTACTGCTTCAATAATTGAAGCTATACGTAAAGATTTTTCAAATTCTACTGTAACAGCAAAATTTAAAACGGCAGCGTAATGAAAAAACTGAATTTAAATATTAATATAAATTCATTAGATGAATTTTATAGAGAATGTGACAATATTGAAGGAGGTGATCCTGCTGAAATAAATAATATTGAAAGTAACGATGATCCTAGTTTTAGAGGATTATCTACAGCAGAAATATATGATTCTAAATATAGTTATACCAAAGGTCTAGATAATTTAAAGAAAATAGAAAAGGATATAAACCTAGGAGGTCGTAAACATAAATATAAATACGATGATTCTGATGGAGATGATATGAACTTTGATCGGTATATAGAAGGTCTACCTTGCCTAAAGAAAAGAATACCTACACATGGTATAGGTACTGGTAAGTTCGTTAAGCTTCATATTTCTATATGTGAGAATTGCTGGTGTTCAGCTGAAAATCTTATGATTCGTGCATATACTGCTATGAGAATAATAGATATGCTAGAATCCCAAGGATATCGTGTTCAAATATCTGCATATGCAGATAATGAAGATCCTGGTTATTTTAACGGAGAACCTATAGGATTTCTTGGAGTTGAAGTTATAATTAAAAAGTTTGAAGATCCTTTAATTAAAGGACAAATACTTACAGCAATATCTCCTTGGTTCTTTAGATACTGGATGTTTAAATTCTGGAATGCTAAATTTAAAATGAATTGGGGATACGGACATTCAGTTGGACCGATGAAGAAAGAAACAACTTCTGATATCTACATTCAGACAGGTGAAGCTTTAACTGATGAAGATGCAGAACGAACTATAAAGAGAATATCGAAACTATTTAATAAAGAAGAATAGTTTCAACTACTAGGAGGATTTGTAACAATCCTATATGGCACTATCAATTTAAGGATATTAGATAATTTATGGAAGCGTGAGCCTGCACAGCAGAAATAAAAATCTATCTCTGGATAGGCGTGGTTCGATTCCACGACTAGTAGCAAACTAAAACAGATTGCATATGTATAGTAGAAAGCGAGCAAAACTCCCAGATAACATTACTCTAGATTGGATACTTTCTAAAGTAACAGAATATGATATATATGCAAAATATATAGGTCAATTTAAAGTAGGTATGATATACAATAGTCCATTTAGGAAGGATAAAAATCCATCCTTTGGTATTTACTATAGTAAACGTACTAAACAACTACTTTTTAAAGATCATGGAACAGGTGAATGTGGTAATGTGATTAAATTTGTATCATTATTTACTGGTAAAACAGAATATAATGATATACTATCTGATATAGTAGATAAGTTAAACATTACTAATAACACCAAACTCGTTAGCTCTAAGCAATATATACCGCCAACTGAAACAGTAATTGGTGTAGTACGTCAGGAATTTACTGATATAGATATCAATTACTGGAAACAGTTCAATATTTCTATAAATACTCTAAAGAAATTCAATGTAAATAGTATTAAATATTATTTATGTAATGGGATAGTAAAGGGTACTTATAAACGAGAAAATCCAATGTATGCATATAAGGTCTATAATAACTTTAAGATATATAGACCACTAGCAGATAAATATACTAAGTGGAGAAACAATCTTACAGACTATGATATCCAAGGCTATGAGCAGTTGCCTCAGAAAGGTGATATATTATTTATCACAAAGTCCATGAAAGATGTTATGTGTTTGCATGAGATGGGTATACCAGCAGTTTCTCCATCTTCAGAGAGTACATTTCTACCTAAAGACGTATTAGAGCAACTTAAGACGCGTTTTAAGCGTATTATAATACTTTTTGATAGAGATGTAGCTGGAGTAAAAAGAAGTCGCAAATTAAGCCAAGAAACAGGCTTAGAAGCAATGTTTATTAACAAAAAATTCAAAGCTAAAGATGTATCCGATGCTGTTAAAGCAAACAGCTTTGAAGAAATAAAAAATTGGTTAAATGAAACTATTAAAAACTATAGGTAAAGTAATAGCATTACCTTTTGATTTAGCTCTAATACTTGGAAAGTTATTATTGATTCCAATCAAATTAGTAAGTGTATTGTTGCATGGAGAATTTATTGAATGGAATAAAAAACGTAAGTTTATAGGAAATTCAATTAAAGAAATGTTTAAAGCTTTCAAATATAATAAAGATTATTCTTTCTTATATTCAGTAGGATTTACGGATGAAAATGGTAATTTCTCTGAAAGAATTGAAACGTTTAAAATAACTAGTGATAGTATGCAACATTATATTAATTATGCTAAAACAAGTCTTAAACAAGAAAGTGCGTAATGCTACTAAACAAGAAATAGATAGAATAGTATTTCGATCTAAGTTAGAAGCTTATACATATTAGAAACTAAAGGAAGCAGGTATATCAGCCGAATATGAACAGCATAGATATACTTTACTTCCTAAGTTTGTATATAATAACTCTACAGTTAGAGCTATTACTTATTTACCAGATTTTGTAGGAGATGGTTTTGTTATAGAATGCAAAGGATTTGCTACAGATTCTTGGACAAACAGAGAAAAACTATTCAAGTATTATTTAAGCTTGAATGAACCAGATACTAAATTTTATTTAGTAAAGAACAAAAAACAAGTTGATGAATTAATCAACAAATTAAAATCTTAAATTTTCAGATTATGGCAAAGAACGAATTTATTAAAATAGGAGAACAGATAATTGCAAAACCTAAAGGTGCTGATTATGATTTGATACCTGGTAAAGTATATGATCTGAGTTGGAATAGATGGGAAGATTCACCTATATTTAAGGAGAATGGTGAATTAAATCTACCAAAGAAAATCTATTCTACTAAAACTGATGACGTATTTAAGAAGCGTATTATAACCTATTTTAATAAAGCAAATACAAATACTACTGGTGTAATGCTAGCTGGTACTAAAGGTACAGGTAAGACTGTAATGGCAAAAATATTAGCTAAGGAATCAGGTTTACCTATTATTGTAGTTAATCCTGATTATCCAGAAGGTAAACTTATTAAGTTTTTTAAGTCCTTTACTACTCCAGTGTGTGTTTTGTTTGATGAAGTTGAAAAGAACTTCAAAACTGAGTATATGCTAGATTTCTTAGATGGAGTTGAAAAGACTGCACAGAAACTAGTAATTATGACTTGCAATGACTTAAGCCGAGTTAGTCAGTATATGCAAGATCGTTGTTCACGTGTTCGTTATTTACGTCGATATTCTCCTGATGAAAATGCTGCATTCTTACCTATGCTAGCTGATGATTTTGGTATTAAGAACAAAGAAGAAGTAATAAAATTCTGTAAAGAAAATATTAAACTGCTTTCTATGGATAACATTGTTTCTTTCATGAGTGAAGTCAAAATGCTAGAGGATGAAGATATTAGCCTTCAAGAAATCATAAACATTATGAATATCTCTACTGAAAACATACCAACTAAAGTTAGTGATACTGTAGAATACGATGATGAATGTGATGACTGTGATGAATGTAATGATGGATATGACGATTATGAATGTTGTGATGCAGCGTGAGAACAAATAAGGCTAGATATATTCTAGCCTTTTAACTTATATAAACATGAAAATATGCGGTATAAGTGATATACATGGTAATCTCATTGAGAATATACCTGAGTGTGATGTACTATGTATATGTGGTGATATAGTAACATTAAATGCTCAAAGAAATATTGAAGCATCTAAACATTGGTGGGAAACAAAATTCATAAAATGGATAGATAAATTACCTTGTAAGAAGGTAGTTGTCATACCAGGTAATCATGATTTTTACTTAGAATATAAGTATAAATTAAATGAATGGACTTCTTTTAAAGATTATATGCAAGTTTTATCTAAAGATAAATTAGTATTTCTTATAGATGAAATGTATATATACGAAGGTATTAAATTCTACGGATCTCCTTGGATTAAACCAATTGAATTTCAAGAGGACAGATGGGCATTTAGTAGATTTGATACTTATGAAGATATACCACAGTGTGATATACTACTAACACATGATAATCCATTTTGTAATGAAGCTCTAGATGTTTTCTCCTTTGGAAAGAGTAAATATCATTTATATGGACATTGGCATGATGGATCTAGTGATGTAAATTCTGGAAGATACAATTGTTCTAGATTGAATAATTGTTATAGGTTTAAAAAGAATTATGAATTTGTAGTATTAGATATTATGACAGAAAAAGAAAAGAAACAGGTAGAACAAGCATTCTTAGATAAACTTATTAGTCAAGCATACAATAATAATGTAGCAGATTGGCTTAAGACATTTAAAGAAGTTGAACTACAACAAGATAAAGAAGATGAAGTAGTTTGGGATACTTCGGCAGAAGTTCCTGAGTCAGCTGTAATTAGCGACATGGAGGATTAAGTATGAACAAGATGGTAATTGATACTCCTTACTATGAGGATATGTCTCGTTACTCTAATAGTGATATTGGATATTTTCTTAAAAATGGACCGAAAGGTTTAAAAGATTACAAAGAAGGTAAGATAGCAAAGTTAGATTATAGCTTTCTTGAAAAAGGAACTATGATACATGAATATTTACTTCAACCAGATGAATTCTGGAAAGATTATATTATTCTTGATTTTGCAACACCTAAAGTAAAACAGCAAAAGGATTTATTAGATGAGTATCATAGACTTATGCAAGTAAATCCATTAGAATCTCAAGATAAGCTTAAACTATCTGCTTATAAAAAAGCTTATAGTAATAAGAAATCTGATGAGAAATGTATTGAAGAAGCTGAAGGTCTTATTATGATTTATCAAGATTACTTAGAATATCTAAGTAAAGTAGATGAAAACAAAAAGATAATTAGCTTTGCCGATTTACAAATGCTCAAAAAGATAAAAGAGAATATTCAGAATCATAAAAAAGCGAACGAGCTGTTGTTTAATTTACCATCTACTTTTGAAACTCATAATGAGTTCCATATTAATTGGGAAGTAGAAAAATTTCATAATATCAAATGTAAATCTCTATTAGATAGAGTGTGCTTTGATCATGTCAATAAGAAGATAATTCTTATTGACTTAAAAACTACTGCAAATGTATATAATTTTAAACATTCAGTAGAAGAATACGATTATTATAGGCAAATTGCTTATTATGGATTAGCAATCCAATGGTATATGCAAGAAGTATTAAATCTTAATTCTGAAGAATATGATTTTGAAGCATATATTATTGCAATAGGTAAAGATGCTAACAATGAGATTAGAGTATTCAATATGAAAAATGATACTACTCTCAATGAAAAGATCGCTTCAATATCAGAAGCTCTCCGAAGAATCTCAGAACATATCAGTACAGATCAATGGGACCATACACTTGAGTATTACGAAGGTGATGGAACAGAAGAGCTGTAAATGTTATGAAAGACAAAAAATTGTGGTTAAATATAGCAACAAAACTATTCTTACTACCACTAATAGAAGAAGAAAACAGTTTAAAATGGCTAAATAAAACCACACTTGGAATATACGTAGCTGACACAAATAAACCAGAATGGGAAAATAAAATAATTATATGCTATGACAGAGGAGCGTTTCCAAATGAACTTAAAGTGAGATTTAAGAAAAACAAAAATTCATATGCTGAATATACAGAATTAATAAACGGAAACGCTTACAAAGTCATAGCATTTACCATACCCCCACAACTAAAAAAAGATTTTATACACTTACTAAACGGAGAATACACCAAAGTAAGTATACAAACTCAAAATAAAATATTAGACCACTGGGGACCAATAAGTAGTAAAGCTAGAAAAATAGCAACACATTTTTTTAACGGATACAATTATTCATATTCTGTTAAACCAAAATTAAATGAAGCTATTCTAAATCTAAACAATATACCAATAAAAAAGGCGGATTTTAATCCGCCTTTATCTTTTTTATAGCCACAAAGAATTAGTACCAACCTAACCTCGAATTGTATTACAAATCATCTCTAATGTAAGAAGTTATTTATTTCCTATGAGGTATTGCCTATACGACCTAATTGCTTAGCTCCTGGAGTAAGTCTAATTGCTTGATCCAACAACTTATTAGATACTAAATGTTTACCAGTACTATATTCTTCAAAAGGATCAAACATCTACATAAATAACTTAAGTATATCATTTATATAACTCATAACAGGAAAAGGATCTTGGAAAAGTTTAGTAAAAGAAGTAGGTAAAACATAAAAAGTCATATCTGTAAACAATCTATAAGCCTAATATTTTATTACCCACAGTATTTCCTATCCAAAGTCATGATCGTCATCATCTCCTGGGTTAATTAAAGCAAATATAGCGTAACATAAAGCTGCAACTGAAAATTCAATAGATGACTTAATTACATTTCTCTTCTCGTCATCAGTCATAGTATTCCACTTCATCACTTCTATCTAAAGCTGCTTAGCTTTAAATATATTAGTAGCAAAAAAATTTATCATACCAGCTGTATATTCATTTCTAAACAGCCAAGAAGCAAAATCTCTATGCATACCACCTATTTCAGTATCGAACACAGAATCGTAATATCTCTTTTGATAACGTCTCATTACAGTAGGTTCAATCCATCTACGTAAAGACAAACCAATCCAACCATACCATTGAGATTCAGCAGCTACAGAGGCTCTATCGCTATAGTTACCGTGCAGTGAAATTAGTACCTTCCTAACCTTGAGTGAAAATAAGTTTTGCTACATTTTATCAAAATTAGCAACTTTATCATCTACTACTAACTAATTATTTTCATCAAAAGTTACATAATCATACATACTGCCTATTACTTTACCATTGTCATCTTTAGCTTTCATAGTCATCAAACAAGCAGTTAGGAATCTAATCTACATCTCATGCTCACCCATCTTATTCGGAGTATATAAGATATCGCTAACAGAATGTCTCATAAAACCTTCTAATGATAAATTCTTTTTTGATTCAAATATACCAAACCATTCAGCCAACTGATTTAGTTTATTCTGTGGTACAGCTTTATTGACATCTGCTAGTAAACCGTAAAAGTTCTTAGCGAATTCTTTAGTAGCTCTTGCATAGTCTTCTTTTGTAGTATGCTGTCCTGCAACAGCTTCTTCTAATTGATTTACTTCACCTACTAATATATTATTGAGTGCTGCTACCATATTACCAGACATTACTCTCTTATTAGACATACCAACTATCCATTTGATTAATTTAGCAGTATCTATTACTTTATCAGAGTATGGTAATTTAATTTTACCCATATCTTGCACTCTATTTCCATAGAACACCTAATCCACCCAAGAATCAAACTAATTCTAAGTATTAACTTTATGACTGGATACTTTGTTTTTATTACCTTTTAACAAAGAAATAACATTATCCTGAGTTTCTCTACTAGCTAACAATGCCTATGTTTGCAGTATTAAAGACTCTAAATCACGTTTAACTAAGTAAGTATCAGCAGCATCAGCCCATTTGTAAAAGATAGTAGGTAAATCAAAAGATTGTTCATCTTCTGTTATAATCCCTTCTGCATAATAATACATAGGAATTTGCCGTATGCGTTTACCATTTTCGTCAACAAAAGTACCACGGATATCATCGTCTTGCATAGGTAGTATTTCTGTCTATAAGTAGTTCTTTATTGTTGACGTTACACCATCGCTATTTACTCTTTCAACACCTCTCTTAATAACGCTAGGTAACCTAAAGTTAAGACGTAATGAACGTGGCATTGAATAATCATATGTTTTTATAAGATCTAAAAATAATTTATATAACTACCATTTAGGGTCATTAGAGTCTTTGTATTTTAACATCTCCACATACTTAGCATTTTTATATATAGCAGGATTAGGTTTGCGATACTTCTCATCTAAATCTCGTGTCAAATCGTCTAATTCCTATCTTATATCAGCAGTAATAGTACCGTCTTTATACATAGAAAACCAAGATTTTCTTTTATCTGCACTAAGTTTAGCATTTTGTATAACTTTTTTTCTTTTTTCTTCATCTAATGGTTCTAATATAGATGCTAAATCTTCATCCATTTGTCTATTATAACCTTCAACATCAAATATAGGATTATTTGTTCTAAGCCATTCTTCCCAAGCTGCTTGCTATTCCTAAAAAGTTAAAGACCCATCAGAGAATATTCTGTTGCGTTCTTTTTTAGATGCTTGCAAATACTCTCCACCAATTGGGTTAACCAAGTAAATAATACCATTGTCAGTTACTTCTACAAAATCATCAAACACCTTTCTCAGGTCACTAAAATTAGTATTACCATACTTTGCTTTGTATTCTTTTAGTACTTTACTTATCTAAGATCTTAATTTAATCATTCGCTGCTCTTTATCACTAATTGCAAAATCAAATCTTTGTACTATGGCTTGCACAAAAGGATCTTTAGATTCATAAACTGTACCAAAGTTAGCTAATATAGAATTGCATTCAAATCCAGATTCAGCTACATGTCTTTGAGCATCTAGCCATTCTCTGGTTTGATACTCTATATCGTTACTGTTATCTCTTAAATACTATTCTATATGCTATTGAACTCTCAAATTAAAATCTTTATCTGATTCGTTAGGACCTTTGGGATTATTTTTTATATAATTTTTTCTTTCTTCGTTTTTAATTCTATGCCTAACTATACCTACGTATGGTAGAATTTCATTTAAATATAGTTTAGAACCAATTGTATCACAGGCGTCTAATATGTTTCGTTGTGCCTACTATAATTTATTACAAGCAGTTTCTATAGCTCTCACATTATCGTCTCCAAATATATCAGAATATCTATTGGCTAATCCGGATATTCTATTTACTATATCATAAGACGATGCTATTTCTCTATAGCTCTATAATACATTTAAGTCCCATTTAGCGTCTTTCCCTTGTTTATATCTTTCCTATATCTGTTTATTGAGCCTGCCTAAATGATCAGCCGCATAATTGGTGTACTAAAGTAAAGCGTCTAATTCTGTCATATTTGATATCTTTTCTAACAGATTTGCAGCATCTTTAGCTTGGGTACGATAACTTCTGCGTAGCTTAAGAACCTGTTCTTGAATACTTAGTTTTTTCTATATAGTATTCATCAAATTAGTAAGCTCTTTGAGCATTTGATCCACTTTTTCAGTATCTTTTCCAAAAATAGTTTTATCACCAAATATATTATACTCAACATCAAATTTAGTTTGTTGTGATTGTGTTATCTGATAGAAGCCTTCTTTCTTCATTTGACTATTAGCTTCTTCATTAGTACCAAATACAGTACTTAATCCTGCTTTACTTATCTTACCTTTATCAACAGAATACACAATAGGTACAATACCTACTTTAGAGATAGGTATACCATTTTGCTATAGTATATACTTATATGCAGATAACTGAAAATCGTACCCGTCTTTTTCAGATTTTAGTCTAAATTTTTTACTAGTAGAAAACAAAAAACCTCTCAATCTTGATCCTTTTTCATTGACCAGATAGCCTTTGTCGTTTTTCTTATTATTATAATTTATTAATTTAGTTTTAAAATCCATTAATACATACTCACCTGTTTTCTTATCTTTCAATATTAAGTCAGCAATACCAGCAACACCATGTTTAGGGTCAGCTAATACTGCTTCAGATGCAACAAAGTCATAATTTTGTTTAATGTGGTTAACTACATCAATTAAGCCTTTTATAGCTTCCCTAGACATACTATCTGTAAATCGTTGTATATCTAAATTGCCCTTTAACACTCCTTCTAAAACAGCATGTATATTAGTACCATTATTTCTAGCTTCCTAAGATATTTTAGCCTACGTTTGATCTTCTAGTGACGCATCATAATTGTCATAATTGGCTTTTTCTTTGAAACCTGTAACAGAAGTTAATATATTACCAGTTTTTTTATCTGTAAACCTATGTTCTACTTCATCAAAAGTGACAGTATTTGCTAAATTTTGTAGTATCTTTCTTACCTAATCCACAGATGGTATTTCTTGATGAAACACTCCAGATACTTTCTACGTATCTCCTAGCTGTTTACGAATCAAAAAACTATCTGTAATTTCGGCAAGCAAAGCTTGTTTAGCATATTTGTTATCAAACAGTTTTTTAACAAAATCTTTGAATTTCTACCACCAACTTCTAGCTTCGCCATTCATATTAGCCACCCTAATACCTACAGCTTGTACTAACTGTTCTTTACCACCAAATGTTTCAATACCTTCTTTAATTATTGGGGCATTGGAAAACATTTCTACATAGTAATGAGCATATTCGTGGGGAATTGTATCTTTTCCAGATTTAGTCATATCTATCAACGCTTGCATAGCATCTAAATCAATAGACCCAGCATATCCACCCTCTATGGCTTCTACAAATTTCAGTTCTATTTCTGGATACAGCTGTTGCATGATATATGCCATTCTTTGAGAGCTACTAAACTACTACGGAGTTTTGGCATCAGGTCTAGAATATACTTGTTTGCGCAATTGCGCAAAAGCCTCCGAAGAAGCTTTTGCATAATCACCTTCATATTTATCCCACAAATAATATGCTTGGTTTTCTCCAACCATATCTTCAAGAGTTTCAAACTCTTTCTTTACTTGTTTATTACTAAAATTTGGACAAAACGGAGTCATATTAATTAATTTTTACATTTATCTTTAATAGCATTACCTTTCTAATCACTATCTTCAGATTCTTTATTGTTATTTAACTCATCACCTATCTAATTGTACAGTGCCTAAAATACAGAAGACTGTTCGCCGAAATAATTTACAAACGTATATATCTACTTATCAGAATTGTTTTTGTATATCTCTATAGCAGTATTTGCAGAATCACCAATAATTGCTATTTTCTAACCATTTGCTGTTGGTATTTCAGTCTAATCTATAGATATTACATAAAATTCTTTATTTTTAAATCTAGCGTAGTCTCTAACTGGCAAATGATAACTGAAAGAACCGTCCGCTATAAAATACACAGCATCTACAGTATCTACTAAAGCTCTTTGTTGTTCAGAATCATCATTAGCTTTTTGAGAATTAAAATATTTAGAATAATCTATACTTCCACTTAAAGCGTCATCTATCTTATCCAGAGTAGTATTAGTGTTATTCATATAAATAGATTGTTCTTTCTCGCTTAAACTATTGAATCCCAATTTATTAAAATCATTGTCCTACCACAGTAAAGATCTTATAGTACCATCTTCACTAATATACCCGTCAGCCCTTAAAGCAAATGATTGTCTCTTATTACTCTTATATCCAAGTTTATTAACTTTATAATATACAGGATTAGAAAATGTTGCGCCTGTTTTTTTAGAAATAGAAGACACTTTTTCTCCAAGACGATATAAGTCATATCCATTAGAAGTAGTTATTTTAATAAAAGGACTATAAGTATTAGTACTTCTATTAAATAACGAATTAGACCCTTTAGTAATAGTAATCACATCATTGCCGACAACTCTTTTGATTACATATTTGTGATTTCTAGGAGATATAGTAGGAACATAATTGTCATCAGATACAGCTAATAAGCTAATTACTTGGTCTTTTTCAGTATTAGTCATACCTGTTGTTCTACCCATGACATTTTCAGCAATATACTAATTAAATGTCTTTCCACCAGCTCTTAAGTTAGCTAAGTACTGTGGTGGAATAATATCGTATACTGTAGTTCTAACAATACCACCAGCATTTGAATCAGTACCGCCAGATACATAGAACATATAAACTGCAAAATCTTCAGCCCATTGTTTTATTTCAGGATCAGTGCTATTGAATAATTCACTTAAAGCTAACTGGACATTATTTTTAACGTCAGAATCTTCTTTAAACTGTTGTGTAACCAACATGAATTGAGGAACTTTGACATCTCCAAGTTTGTTATACTTAACAGCGTTGAACAAGTCTATTCCTTCACCTCTACGCAACGCTTTACGTTTAATAGCTTCATATCTTCCAGGAACGCTATTTTCACCATATGTTAACTTCGCTAAAGCTTTTCCGCCAAATCTCTCAATTATATACTGGTTAAAGAATGGCAAATAAAGTACAGTTTTTATTTTAGGTCCAACCACTCTTAGGAATTCTTTACTTTGTCTACCGTATAAACCCCATTCTTTACTCAGTTCATTAGCAGCATCAACGTACACTTTGGAAAATTCAGGTAATAATTTACTAAATGTGTCAAATATACCCATAACTCCTTTAGTATACTTAGCTCCTAAGAACGTATTATCATACATATCTCTAGGATTGTTAAATGCGATATTATATTCTGAGTTGAATTGATTCACACCTTGAATAAAAGAAAGTAATTGGTTAATATTAACACCATACTTCTTAGTATCAATCTGAGCATTTGAAATAGCATTGTGGTACTCTTTTGCTAATTCATACAATTGTTTAAACATGCTTGCATATGTAAGCTAATCTTTAATCCATCTAGCATCATGTTTAGGTTTAAGATTACCCATTAATACATCATGTTTAGTTAATTCTGAATATTCTTTTTCTGGTATGTTTTCATCACCTAAGGACTTTAATCTGTCATTATAATCTTCTATCACAGAATCCATAAAATACGTACCTCTTTTTTCCTAATCCGATACACCAATGAGTCCTTGTTTATAAGTCAACCAGTTATCAGAAATTTCCTTTATAATAGGTTGTGTTAAAAAAGCAAATGTATCATTACCAAACCCAGACGCAATTAACATAGCTACTACATCAAAAGTATAAGCGTTAACGTTAGCGTTACCAATATAGTTATCTTTAGCAGCATCTACAAACGCGTTAATAAGACCTGAAGTTGAATCCAATATTTCTTCACCGTATCTATCAAAAGTTTCTCCTAATTTCTACAATCCCAATTGTTCAATAATTGGGAATTTACGCATATCTAATTTAGCAATCTAAACAAAGAACTAGAATACACTATTTAATGCCATAGGTCCAATACCTGCATCAGAACCTGAATTAAGCTTTTTCTGTCTAGTTTGGAATACCGGGTTAAGATAAAATCCGTCTAAATTATCAGGTAACCCATCAGCTTTGCCACCTGAGTATTCTTCCAGTTCTTTTTTAGCAAATGTACTAATAGGTCCTGTAGCAACGTCCAATGGAGTACTAGTAGCCAATGCGTGATCTAAAGAAGTCAACACACCTTGATACATATCTAATAAGAAATTTTGTAATTTTTTGGAATCGGTGCTGCTTATATTATTCATCACTTCATCTATATCATACTTAACTTTTTGCATTTTACCATTAACAACTTCGTAATTGTATCTGGCTAAGAACATTTTATCAATATCGAAGTCAGAACCAGTAAGTGCAGTAATACCAGAAGGGAATTGGATCATGCTACCATTAAGACTAGGCACTATATCTACTATTTCAACAGGTATAGTTGAATTCTACCCCTGTGTAGGAACACGATACGATAATGCAAATAATTCTTTATTATCTAGTATGAACCTACGTTGATCTTCAAAGTTATCAAAATCGTATCCTTTAATTTTATTACGTTTAGCTTCCTGTATTACATCGTCAAAGAAATTTATAGACAATCTAACTTGCATTCTTTGATGAATATTGCCGTTGGAATCAATTTCTCCAGGCATATACAGATGTTTGTCAGCATGTTGCTTCAGATTCATGAAATTATCATAACCAACACTAGTGACCTGATACAAAGCTTTACCTGGAGTAACAGTATCTATTATAGTATCACCCATTTGAGCAAGAATACGAGACATCATCCAAGCAATATTTGGCATTGCTGCTGGGTGTATTTTAAATTCACCGTTTTCATCGACTTGGAAAGCCGCTACCGTTTCAGCTGGAAGATTCTCAGTTTGTGCCATTGTCTACAAAGACTTCATAAAAGCTTTTTTATCAACAACTCCGTTATCGTTTATACCCCACTTTTTGTTAAATTTAACAGACCCTCTTCTAGTAAGTTCATCTAGAACCGCTTTATAGAATGTCTGAAGCATTTGACCATCAACTGTAACACCATTAACTCTATATCGTCTGTCTTTATTTGTGTTCATCATTGCCACTTTCATAAATTGAGTCAATAGATTAGCGTCGTTTGTGTGATGTGAAGCTGTATTAAGCTAGTCTCCTAACAAAGAAAAGTATTGCGATTGAATTACTGAAGCATTTAGTGCAGCTCTATCCACCTTACCGTTTAAATCGAACAATTCAAAGTTGGGTAAACCTCCTGATTTAACGGCAGTTTCTTGTTTAACCACGTCTACATTACTATCTTGCATAAAATCGTATAACTGTTGTATTTCATGTCCTTCTACTTCAATTTTCCATAATACTTTATAAGAAGATTTATCATAAATTGGAGTAGTAAGTCCATCCATTCTACCCTAATCGTATCCGTAGTAAATATACTTAAGAGATGGCGATTCAAATTTAAATTTATCAGCAATACCAAAAATCCAACCTTTGTAATCACGCACTTCTTTACTATTCAAATTGGTTTTATTAGCATCGTATGCCTTAGCTTTTTTTACTAATTCGTCATAATTTATATTAAGTACTTTACATATATTATCCTAAATAAGCCTTATAGTTCTAGGAGTAAGCTTGTCAGATCCAAATTTATCATAATAAGTAAGTAAATTATATATGGCTTCAGATACATCATTCCATGCTCCTTTTCTCTATTGTAAAGCTCTAAACATTTGACTGGTAACCCAACTTTGAGCATCTGATGGGTCATTTTTAAGATAACCCTCATACCTGTTTTCAAAGTCTTTTACCGCAACATCTAATAACTAAGCATCAGACATAGGTTCGCCGTTGATCATTACTTTCAAACGACGTTCTTCTCTAAATTGTAACAACCTGCTTATAAGTTTAGCTTTACGATAACTATCTTTTATATTACCATTGTCATCTAAAACATCAGAAGTGTCAATATTTACTTTTATATTATTGTCTTCCAAATATATTTTAATCATGTCATCAGATAATCCAAGAGCTCTATAAGCTTCTCCCTTATACTTAGCTTGATTTACAACCATTGTGGTGTTCAAAGTAACAGAATTATAAGTGTTGCTATCGAATAGTCTATCTTCTTCGTCAAATGCATTTCTTATAGTACCTTTTTCTGAAGTAAGAGAAGTTGTGGAAACAATACCCGAATATCGTTTAGTTACACCGTCGATATTTTTATGATATGCAATATCTCCGTGACATAGTTTCTCAAATTCTGATATATCTGACATACCTTGTATTACAGCAGAACCAATAGCTCTATAATAATCATTACCGCTTAATTCATTTATGTTGACAGATTGTTTTCCATAAATGTATTTTTTAATTAAATCTGAAGGCAAGTAACGATTACTTGTTATATTACCAGCATCATCTACTATAATAGCTTTTAATTGTTGTAGTTTAACGATAGCGTACGCAATATTATCATTTAACATGCTTCTTATTTGTTTTCTGATACTTTCTCTGTTTATCATATCATAAACATAATCTATAGAACTTTGACGAGAATCTGTATCAAACATATTAGAAGATATTTTTTGCACCATGTTAGAAGAAAGATTTATAGATTTGCCTATATCTTTAAAGTGTCTAAACTCATATCCTCTAGGACCTTTTTTACCAGAACGTAAATCTATATGGAACGCTCTTCTATAATATCTATCGTTAACTTCATCATACAACCATTGCTACTCTCCTTCTACGTAATGATACGTTTTTACTAATAATCTAAGTAACTTGGCAGCTTCTGGATTATTTTTAAATATTTGTTCCTACTACAATGAAGACAATTTTGAGAACGAATCAATAGTGTAATTACTATTAGTTACCTAGTTCAACTTTTCAATGAAGTAATCTCTAGTGTATCTAGCATCTGATATAGCCATAATTTCATCTGCCAAATAACCAACAAATACATCTATTACTTTAGGATTTATATCTAAATTATCATTGATTATGTTTTCAAACATCGGTATGCCTTCAATATCAGCAGCAAATCTTTTATTAGCCAACGCTGGTGTAACATGTTTACCTGACCATATGGATATAAACCTATTTGTCAAATCTTCTAGTTCTGTTACTTCTTTATCTGCTACAGAGTCATTCCATTCATCATCTAATACTGTACTAAGTTTTGTGTGTACTTGTACTTGTTTAGCTCCACCTAAATTTTTTAGTGTACTTAACCACACAGAATGAGAATTATAAATATTATTCAACATCTTATCAACCCATTCTTTAGTGTTAGCAAGTATGGCAAAAGTTCTAGTTATGAAATTATACTATCCTATTGAATATATTTTGGTATTTCTGGGACCTTTTTGAGATTGTGTGGATGGTATAGACTTAATATAAGAACCAAACATTTGAGATAGCTAAGTAAGAATACCTTTTTCTGTAAACATCTCATCTAACTTCTTATATACTCCTTGCTAACGTTTATTAGAAGATTCTAGAAGTCTAAATTCAGAAACATTAGATGTATTTAACTTATTTAAAGGCTGTAAAAGTAAATTTTTACCAACCTTACCACTTTTAGATGCATTACGCATAGCTTTCTGCCAAGCTACAGCGTCTTGCTATAAATCTCCAGTAATAGTTCCAAATTGATAAAGTTTATCTGCTTCTCTAAGTACGTCTTTTATAGACTCTAAGTTTTCTATGTTTAATTTGTTCATAGCCTATTTTAGTGGGGCTGTCATATTTCTAAATAACTTGCCGGCTTCACTAGTAGTAGCTACACTGTTTAATTTATCAGAAATGATATCAAGAGCAACAATCATAGATCCTTTCCACTTATTATCTAGTTTACTTTGAATGGCATCTAAACTTCCGTTCTTAGTAGTAGCTCCATATCTATATTCGCCATTTGAACCTATGTTTCTAGCAGTAGTAGTGTAAGAATGAGTTTCAAAATTATGAATATATTTAACAAAGTCAGTAAAGAATCTGTTCAATAAAGCACTATTAGTGTTTTCATTACTAAGTATATGATATACCTACATCATAGTAGAGCTATTTTCTTCTTCCATTTGTGTCTTAGCTGCTGAATACAGTTTGTTCAACATATCTTCTACACTATTAGAATTAGTTATAGCGTGTACTATTCTAGTGTATAAATCTCTTACGTTTGCAAATTTGAGTATACCATCTGGTGTATATTTAGCAGTAGCTGCATCTGTAGGATCTAAATCAGTTATAGACCATAGTAACATTTTCATACTAGCGTCTATACTGTTATACATATCTCTCATATAACTATCTCGATAGTCTGAAAATCCTAATACATCTATACCGTACTCTTGTAATTCATCTTGTCCGTCTTCTGTAATTTCAACATCTTCTTCAATATCAGCTTTTAATACTTTATTAGGATTATGAGAAGTATCTTGAACAAGATTGAATTGACGCTCTACAAAATTACGAATTATTCCAGCCCATTGATTCCAAGTATCGTCTTCTACGATATTTTTATAAACATTGATAAGTCTTACCATCTTAGCCTAAGCTATAGCAATATCATCATCATTAAATCGGCTTAAATTTTTATCAATTTTTTTATTACGTAATTGTTTGTCTAACTCAATGACGGCTTTAGTATATGTTGCTATATCATGTTGATAAGATGCTCTTAGCGCATTAGTGTTTATAGATAGTCTACCATCTGTATTTGTATATATGCCAGAGTTATAAATTAATTTACCTAGCATATCACGCATTATTTCATTATATTGAATGGCGTCTTCAGCTAAAGTAACTCCATTTACCTTGAAACCAGAATATGCAGGAGCTTTACTGTACATCTTTTCAAACTCTTCTATGTTGTTTTTAGTAGCTTTGGCATATGCAAATCTACCAGAATACATATCTTTAAACAATTTGTTAAGATTACTGTAATTAGGATTTATATTTTTACCAGAAAGCTTCCTTACTATATTTCTCACAGCATCTGCAATATGCTGAAATACTTTACTGAAGATATTACCTTCGTAGTATTTATCAGGGTGTTCCCGAGAACTTTCTATTACAAATTCAGCAAATCTGTCTGCTAAATATTCTTCTATCTACTAATTTGAAGCAAAAGCGAGATCTGTGTTTTTATTACGAGCATCATTATACATCTTATCTCTTTGTTCTTTAGAAAGAACAAATAGACTAATTCTGTGGAAAGCTTCATGATAGAACGAACCTCTAGCAATCTTATTAAGCTTAGCATCTCTATACAAACGTATACCAGATGCTGCACATTCTCCAAATACATAAATCTGAGCACCTCTAACTTTATCCCACACTCTTTTCCCTTCTGGTAAGAAAGAGAAATCAAAGTCTTTACCCAATATAGTTGTTACTCTATCTAAAGCAGAATCGTAATCTTCTTTCTACACGTGTTGGTCTAAGAAGTCAAATATAGCACCAGTATTAACTCCATCTTGATATACTAGTTCTCTAGCAAACTAATCAGCTAATTTACCAATATTATCATCAAACAACGCTTCTGATCTAGAACTGTACAATTTGTTTTGTACACCCCATATTGCTAACGCTCCAGATATAATATCTTTAGCTGTATTTATATTTTCAGAGTTTCTAAGATTTTCTAATCGTTTTGCATTGTTCTTATCAGTAGAAGACCCCGTCTTTAAGAAATCTATCAGTTCCTATACAGATTGTAACTATGGTTTTTCCTGTATTGGAGTAGCAAACTGTGAAATTGGAGTAGGTCTCAAATTAAGACCTTTTAATTCTGTTTGAGTTTCAACACTAGTTTCAGGTTTTTGTTTGTATTCTTCTAGTGCAGAAATAAAAGAATCATAATCTTCATCTGTTATATCTTCTTGTGAAGATAAAGCTATTTCCAAATCACTGCTACTACTATCTTTTGGTATTTGAACAGTAATTCCATTGAAAGACATTTTTAAATCTTCTCCGATCTCTTGTATACTTACTTTAGTATCTTCGAATGGTTCATCTTCAAATTTTACAGTTGTTTCACTAACTGTTTTTGGTTGTACTGGAAGATTCTCAATAGGAGTATTAAAACCGTTATATCCTACTGGTAAATTAGTTTGAGGCTAATTATGAACTACCTGCTAAACTGGTTGTTGTGGAACAGTGTTAGAGTTGGATACCAACTGCTGCATAGCTTCAACTAATTGCTGTAACAAATTTCCTTGCTCAGATGATTGGGACGATGTTTGTTTAGTATCTATGTCAAAATCAGTATGTTCAAAACCTCTACCGAAGAATATAGCTTTACCATCTATTTGTACAAACTTACCTTCTTCGTCTGCAAGTACTAATTGAACTTGTTTTTTATTAATAAGAGCTTTGATTAATCTAGCTATAAACTGCGGTTGTTCACTTATAGCTATACTAAGCTGACCAGTATCAGTATCTGCTGACAAATCAGCATCGTACGTAGCGGTAATTCGTTTGCTACGCATTCCATATACAGCTACTTTGTATTTTCCAGGTTGCAATTTGCCATCTTTAGCAAAACTGTTTATACGATCTTTAAACCCTTTCAAGAAGTTCTCAATGTATTTTTGTGCTTCTTTTAGACCACCTTTACTTTCTTGATTGGTCATTTCGTCATACAATTGATCAGAGTTTATTTCTTCCCCTAATCTTTGTTTAGCTTCAGCAGAAGTACCACTATCTTGAGTTCTCTAAGCAGAACTAACAAATGTTACCTTTTTCTTATAATTTACATATACGCTGGGCTTAACTGTAATAGCATTTGATGTTCTATTTAAATCTGTTAATACAATACCGTCATCAATAAGTATTGTAGAATAAACTTCGTCCGCTTTGTGGTCAAAAAGAATATTACCATCCTCATCCTGTACTTTTAAATTATTACCGAGTACACTAGAGCCTGCTAATTTTTCTCTATCTATACGATATGTTTTATTTTGAATTATAAAATTTATTAATTCTTCAAAATTATTTTCATTAAGTAATTGCTGCCCAAAATGAACTCCTTGTTTATCTACATACAACAGTCTAGCGTAATTATTATCTGATGGATTATTAGCTATAGCTTCTGTTCCGGTATATATAAAAGTATCTAACAATTGTTTAACAGACATGTCTGTGTCTATGTTAAATCCCTCTACGTTTATATCTCTAACGTAACTACTTAAACTATATTTTCCATCGTTTATTCCTTTAAGTATAGAAGCTAAGAATTTAGCAGTTGTTCTATCAAATCTTTTAGGATTTAAGTGCACAATAGTGTGTCTTCTAGAAGAAGATAAGAAAGAGGGAGTTATGAGGTAAATAGCACCAGGAGTACCGTTAGCATCCTTTACCAGTACTTTTTCACCTTTACTGTTAAAATACACGATGTTAGAACCTACTTCTGAATCATATGAACCATAACCAAAAATTACAGGAGATACTTTTTTACCTTCAAATTCATTTTTACTTATTTCTTCTTCAAGTTCTTTTTCTAATTGAGCATTTACTTGGTTTATTTTCTAATCGTACACTTCATTGATTTTAGCAATAATGTGTGATTTGGTAGCTCCAGCATTATCGTATTTTAATACAAATTCTCCTTTTCTATTAACGCGTACAAGTTGATCATACAATTCTTTACCAAGTAATTCTTCATTGTCACCAATAAATTTAATCAGTTCTGTTTTTTTCCTAATTGATCTTACAGTTTTTTGTAAACTTTCTTGCTCAGTTTGAAGTTCCTACTTTCTTACTTCTGATTCTAGCTATCTACCTTCTGCTGACTCTTCATCCTATGCGTTACGCTTTAACCAATCTACTAAAGAAAATACATATTGACCATCGGAATTTTTGATTAAACCCAATGCTTGAATTTGATTTAATTTAGATTGTTCGTGTTTAGCTACACGATTAAAATTATTATAATCTATATTATTCAGAGGCTCAGCAGTACCCATAGTAATAGCTTGCATTACATTAGTGGGTCTACTTAATCTTGAGAATCTTCTATTGTCAAAATATTGAGATATTATACGATTACCCTCCTCAGAATTACCATTTTTCTTAAAATTGTAACCCAGAATCTCTAGCTTATCCATAAATTCTTGTGAATCGTGGCTATCTCTAATTAATTTTTCAACAGTATTACCTATTCTAACTAACAAATCTCTATTATCCTAAGTGTCCAGTGTACTTACAACTTCACCGTTCAATTCAATACTTAATGAATTTTTACCATTAAACCATCTGTTGTTTAAAGCTTCCTGTACGGTATCTTCTACTATAGGCGTAAGATTATTATCGTCTTGGTAATTCTTATAAGACAAAAACAATTCTGGCGAATATTTTTGAGCAAAAGATAATAATAATTTAGCCCTTTCAGTATTAGCACTCTATACTTTTGTCCCTCTTTTTTCAGCTTGACCCAAAGTAGGTATAACATACTTAGGTATAAAAGTACTATGTAAGTCAATTAATCCGTCTGCATACTTTGCTAAACCTTTAAGTAAGTGAGCTAATTTAGTAGTATTCTACTGTTCTTCACTAAGTGGTTGATTAAGAGATTCAACATCTACATTATTATAACCAATCTGTTTCGCTAATTGTACAAGTTCGTTTAGATGAGCAGATACTTTAGTTATTGCTTCTGGTAATTCACCTTCATATCTTTCATCTATTTCTTTAGATGTCATTGTTTGACCAGCTTCATTTTGATAAATATTTAGATTAGGGTTTACCACTGTTGTAACTTGATAATTGTATCCACCATTAGTTACAATCATGTCCCCAGGCTGGAATCCTATTTTGTTGGTATATTCTGGTTTAGAAGATTCAGTTTCTAATCCTTCTACATCTTCTTTTTTCTCTACCTTTTTATAATTATACCATAAATTATGTATTAATTCCGAACGCGAATCAAGTTCAGCTTTAGATGGCTCAGTAGAATACGCATAACCTGCAAAATCTGCACTAACTACATATGACCATTTATTACCAACTCTTTTTTGATTAAAATAAATTCTCACAGGTAAAGCATATACCATATTATCATAATCGTCCTTGCTGAGTTTAGCTAATCCTACAGTTATACTGTCTATTTCACCATTAGCCAATTTATTTATATTTTCTATTATATCGTCTGTAGCTTTACCTTGTTCTCTAAGATACGCTATCTACCTTCCTATTTTATTAAAATCATCAATAGCTTTGTATCTGTTTAACGTGCGACCAAATTTCTTCAATATCGCAAAATCCTTACTTATTTCCTATTTAGCTTCATCAGAAGATTGATAAGGCATAGTAATAAAACCTCTCCAGAATTTACTAGCATAGTAAGGGTTGCTTAGCATAGTAGATATTCTAGCTCCCATACTATTGTTCAAAGGATACCCTTTAACCATTAAAGGTCGGTCTTTACTCTTTTCTATTAAATCTTGTTGATGTAGAGGACCGTGCTTTTTACCAGTTTCGTTATCAAGATTAAATTCAAAAGTATCTCCATCTACAGAATCTATATTTCTTTTTCTATTTCTAGACTTTTTATTAGCTTCTATATCTTGGTTTACTGAATTTACCAGCCTCTTCAATTTATTACTAAATTGTTTAGTGTTACCTAAATTGTCTTTGGAAGTAAGTGTCTATAAGAAAGGATCGTCAGATTTTACGGTAAACTAATTAGAAAAATCTACAGCTGATGCTGCTTCTTTTAATTGAGATATTGTTTTTCTCAACGAAGTAGCAGCTTGTTTACTAGCTTCATCTTCCTGACTGTCTAACAATTTTAATTCGCTTTCTAACGTATTTATCTGTTCATTAATTCTAGTTTTTTCAGAATTTTGTACTATTTTCCTACCACGTAGTAACAATCCTTCTTTTTCAGAGTATTCTGAATTTGTAAAATCAAAAGAATATCTATTTCCGTTTTCATCAAACCACACAGTAGAGTCACTAGGAAAATTAGGATTGTGTCTCTATGTCCTAGCGTTGTCTTCATCTACTAAATCCGTCAATCTGGTTAATTGATCGCCTAAGTGTTTAGCGGCTTTTTGTAACTTATCTAAATTCTATTTATCTTGGTCAGATATACTTTCAGTGTCTTTTTTATCAGTATATCTTTTAGACAATTTATTCATTAAGTTTTTAAGGTATCTTGCGTAAGATAAAGCATCTGTACCCACAAGATCTCTGCCTTTATTTACTTCATCAACAATATTGTGTAATACACTTTCTTGTGGTATTGAATTCAACAAAGTTTCAAACTGCGATATAGTATTATTTATATCTTGCTATATTAACTGTTGTTGTTCTGTAACTTGAGCGTCTTGTAATGCTGTAACTTCATCTTCTAATTGTTTAGGAGACTTTGTTTCATTAATTTCTTCAACGTCTTCGCTGTGTTTTCTAGAAGCTTCGTTAACTGCGTCTGCTAATTTATTTTGTATGTGTTGAGCCTCTCTATATTTAGTTATTTGCTAAGATATGTATTCTTTGTCAACACTTTGCAGTTTTTCAGATTTTTCCTGCAATAGCGGAGATATTATATTCAATATACCTCTATTTTTAGAATTATTTTGAATATTCTTAAATAGTTCTGTATCACTAATTAAATGTTCATCTAATTCATTAAGAGCATCTTCTGTCACATCTAATTCTTTAGCCAGTCTACTGATACTATCTTTTATACGCTTCTTAGATTTTCTATTCTCCGACAACGTTTGATTCAAACTGTTTGTAGCATCAAATAACCCAGTATATTTACTTATTCTACCTTGCGTTAATGCAGCTTTAATTTGTGTTTCCGCTATTGACTAATAGGTTAAACGATCATAATATTGCTGAACTTGTTTATCAATTAAAAGAGTAGCTATTTGTAACAGCTGCGCGTCTGTCAAATTGTCTTTCTTCAAAAGCTGTTTAGCTTTGTTTTTAAAATCTTCATTTTCTAGCAAAGTAATAGCATTTCTTCCGGCAACTAAACCTTCTTTTGCTTTCAAAACCATAGCTTTAGAAAGTTCGGTTTTAGCGTTCCATGAAAGAGCTAATAATAAATCTTCATCTTCTACGTCTAAATTCAGTTCATTTAACTGTTTAGCTGATTGCTTTTTATGAGAAATCAAATTATTATACTCTTCTCTCTACTCACTTATAAAAGTGTCAATGTCAGCATCTTTAGGAATAGAACCATCTTTTGTTAAAACAGTAGTATCTAAATTGTATTGTGTAGTTTTTCCATCCGACCCTTTTTGTTTTAACATATTACCAATTCTGTCTAGCATATCAAGGTAAGTGCCATTACTCATTCCCTCTCTTACCTTTTTATAAAAATCAGAATTACGGTTAATTTCGTCTTGTTGCATTAACGCTGTAGCAACATAATCTCCAACTCTTTTACTTTGAGTAATGTCGTTGAATGTTTTTCTAGCATTTAAAGCAGAACCAATTGCACCTTGTGGACTAAAAAATGGCAACAGTGCACCACCCATCATCTCCTCAAATAGCTGTGCATCATTTTCATATTCATGGTTAATATTAAAAGCAGCTCCTAAAGTTTTAGCCCTCAACCATAAATTGTCTATAGTATCTTCTACCAATTGACCATCTGTCAATGCGTCATAAAATGATGAATTTGCATAATCGTCCGCATACTCATCGTTCATATACTTCTTAATAATTACATTTTGTGCACCTTCTTCTGACGCTTCCACTGCGCTACGCCATACAGAACCTGTTGCAAAATCAAAAAGCTTGTCAGCTATTACTTTTTTTCTTAGATTGGAGCCAAGATTTGCAACCTGTAATCCTTGCGCCATTCTGTTAGCCATTGCTTGTTTAAATGGACTACCTATAGTTTTATATGCAAATTTACCAACAGTTTTTGCAGTGCCTGTTAGATATTTACCCAACGGTATAAAATAAGATAAATCTGATAGTACTTCTCCAAACCCAAGTGCATTATTCTGCTCATATATTCTTCTAGTTCCAAGATATGCTTCTTTAGCTATTTGATCAAATTCTGAAGAACCAGATATGACATCGCCATCTGCTAATGCCGCTTGTATTATTTCATTATCGTTTAAATAAGTAACGTCTACACCTTTTTTAGCCAATTGCTGTTTAGTATTATTTATCACAGGTTGTAGATCTACATTTCTCTTTTCAGCTAGTTGCTATACTTTTTCAGAATACCCGTTAAATGCTTCCATGTGGGACTCATTCTCACGCGAGGTTATTCCACCAAATAATTGAGCTGCGCCAATAGAAATTATACCACCTAATACAGCACCCGCTGCGGCTCCAACAGGTCCAGCAGCAGCTCCAATTGCTGCTCCTAATTTAGATCCTGCTACAAATCCTCCCCAACCTGCCAACATACTGGTAGTCTGATACAGGGCACTAGTGTTACTAGTACCCATAGTGGATGGCATTTTGTAGAAAAAATTACCCCATCCGGCGGTAGCGTCATTACTCTTTCTTGTATAGTACTGACTTATATCATAGTTCTTATAGGACTGATTTAGTTCTTCTAAATCGCCTAAATACTATTTATAATTTTCGTCATATTGTTTTTGGTTATCATTTATGATACCTTGTAATTGATCTCTATTAGGGTCTGCCTAATATGACCAACTACCATTCTTACGCATAGCATCCGTAACATTTCTTATTTCATTCTAAATAATAGCTACTTGGTCTTTAGAATCAACTTGATCTAATTGATCATATAACTCTAACAGTTTCTAAGAATCATTAATGTTCTATTTATTAACTGTCATTTTATCCTGAGAAGTCTACATCTAACCTTTTTGTAAACTTCTATAATAATCTCTAGTTGCATCCTAAGCCCAATCTATGAAATCATAATTTGCTGCCCAATCTGAGGTATTTTTGTTTTCATAGTAAGCCTTATCCAGAAATCCAATGCTGTTATTTCTGTATAATGTCGGATTTTTTGTAGCGTTCTATAAATTTATGTATGACATATTTGTTATTAATTAAAATCCCATTCCAGGAGTCCAGTTATTTATCTAATTCATTAACGCATCATCTTGCTGTATCTACATTTCTTTTGTATTTGTCGTACCAGTTTCTTTCTAATAGCTTCTGTTTGTCATAATTTTATCAACATCACTATCACTAGTACCCAAAACCATCCTTACTGTAACGTATCCTTGTGACCATCTGGAATCTTCCCCAGCTCCCTCTGGAGCCCCCGATACAGTAAACCCATAGTCTTTTAAAGTATTTTTAGGATTTTCTATTCTCCACCAAGAAGTATAAGCGTTTTCTATATCTTTGTAAGGTACATTCACACTAACAAGTAAACCTTTAGTATTACCTTGTTCTATGTAGCCTTCTACTTTGTCAATAGCTACTTTACCAAAATCACCTTTGGCTATTCTTTCTTCTATATCAAAATTATCTTGACCCCAAGTATCTCTATCAAGATGCATATTTTTAATATCATTAATTTTGTGTCCAGCTTGTTCTACAAGGCTTGTAACATAAGGATTATCTAATACAATGCTTCTGGGAGATATTAATTTATTAGGATCTATAATATAACCTACTTCTTCATTTACTTTTTTATTAGATCCAAATAAACTATTTAACATATTTTGATTTAAATTCGGTCCAACTGGTTGTGTAATTATTCTTAACCCATCTTCCCACATGTCGTGTACTTTCTTTTCGTCGTACATATACTCTCCACCATCAACGTACATTCTAAAGTTACTAAAAGGATTTGCATTAGGATCTAATTGTAATGTTTTATTAAAAGCTTTTTGCATGGCTCTACCCTCTGCCTCTTTTATCATATTTTGATGCTATTCTTCATACTACTATATAGCAGAATTTATTTTATTTCTATCTTTATCACTAACTACAGGAGATTGTAGCGCAGCTTGAAATGCAACTTGATCTAATTCTTCAGAATCTTGATGTCCTTTAGCAATAAGAGTTTGTTTAATTAGTTCTACAGCTTGTGCAAATTTAGGATTGCTATTCATAATTTGATTAGTAAGATTGTCTATATTAATCTAAGATTCTTCTGTAAGTTTTTGATATTTCTGAAGGAAACTGGGATCTGATAATTCGTCTCTACTATCGTTAGATAAAGTTCTATTGAATATATTTTGACGATGTTTCAAGTACTATCCAGTTAGCATATCACTAAGCCCTAACACTGTACCAGAAGACTTATCCTAACTACCTTTTCTAGCTTGTGCTAATCTTATAGCAGCTCTATTCTAATACTCAGCCATAGCATATGGATCTACTACAGGCTTCTTTCTAACATATTCTAGTGCATCATTCATAGCTTGATTTCTAAAAGCATTCTCAGCCTACTCTAAGGTCATACCATTTTTCATCATAGCTTTTATATGAGCTTCTGCTATAGGGGTATTACGTATGGATGACCAATTAGTATCTACTTGTCTTATTACAGTATCTGCATCAACACCAATCCAATTATATCCTCCTTTACTATACAGGAACGAATCTTGCAAGTTGTTTACATAAGGTTCTACTTGTTCTCTAATTGATTGATAGCGAATAGGATTTAAATTATTCATTATTCCCTAATCCTTAGTATTCCAATTAGTTATGTCAACGTCGTCCATATTGATATCGTACCTACCTTCTGCTTGTAATTTAGCTATATTTTGCTCGCGAAGTCTAAGATTTTCAGCAGATTGTTGATATTGACTTAACAAGTTGTAATCTAAGTTGTTTATAGTATTTTGCAATCTAGCTCGATAATCTGCATTTTTCATAACACTTGGGTTAACAGCAGCTTCTTGTATTAGAGGATCTAGAACTTTTATAGAAGCATTATAATAATTCTATGTATCTACGCTAGAAGGTGAAACAAATTCTCCAAATTTTTTAATATTTGTTTCTAATTCTTTTTCTGCTTGCTTTCTTTGGTCTGCATAATCTTTACCTAATGCATATAATTTTTCAAACGGTATTGGTACATATTGACTAATATAACCATAAGAAGCAGGTTCATCGTATCTATTAACCATTTTTTACTCTATTTAATATTTTATTAACTCTGTTAAGTACATTGTCTTCTGTACCATAATTAAGCATGGGTTGTAACATTTCCAAAGCTGCCATATCCATACTTGTTTGTTTTTTATCTCTCAGTGACGCTCCCCAATTATTTAAAGCTGAAGCAAAATTTCTTCTATTTATATCTCTAGCATTTGCTTTATTCTGTGCATATTCAGTAGCAGCAGTGTGCCTAGCATCAGCATACTGTTGTCCCCATTGATTAGCTATTTGAGCATTGTTAAACGCCATTTGATTTTCAGCATTATTTTTAGTAGCGTAAGCATTAGCAATAGTTTTGTTCCTATTAACTGCTGACTGTAAACCAAATGCCATATTAGCTCCAGTGTTAGGATTAATATTAGCCATATTATACCTAGCAATTCTATCACTTAAAGTAGCTTCTCTAAGTATAGGATCTATGTTATAATTAGTAGGACCATATACTGGATTATAAGTGTAAGTATCTACTTTTTCTGCACGTTCTCTGTCAAATAGAGGAGCTAAAGTAGCCACAGTAGAATATAAAGAAGACATATCTAATCCATTACTTACTTCATCATCTGGAAAAGGGTTATACACAAATGGTCTACCAATATTCAATTTGGGTAAAACTTTACTTGGTTTAGAAGTTAATTCTGTTAAAGATGGACGATCATTACTAAAAGGTTGTATTGGTCCAGTAATTTGTTCCTAAACAGGCTGTTGCACACTTGTTTGTGCTGTACTTCTTTTTGTACTTGGAGTGTTACGAACTGCTGTCTGTGGTATTGAGGTATCTTGAGTTATTGTGTGGGTTGAATAACTATCAGAAGTATTAGTACCTATTGCACCCAAAGCAGGTGTGTTGAATTCAGGGTTAATAGAAGATAATCGCTCGCCAACAGTAAGGTCACCCCAATTACCATTCATATACATATTTCCAATAAAATAAGGATCATTTGCATTTGGTATACTGTTCGTAGTTTTATTCTACTAATAAGTAGAGTACCTCCCTGCTCCAGACGGACCTATAATTCTAGGTTCACCTTGAGTAAATACATCTCTATACAAGTTCCAATTAAATCCGTCATTAATTTCTTTAAGATCTGTAGCGTTTTTACTCACTGGCACAGCTTCGTTATTTCCGGTAACTTTATATTGTTTTCCTTTATACTCAAAGGTGTCACCAATCTAATATTTTTTACCAGCTACTTCAAAAGCGTGATCGTTAAATATTGTTGGTGTATTTTTCTTTATATTTTTATTTGGTAACTTTAAAAAATCGCGTTTACCAACATTATGTGTACTTTTAGTAGCAGTATCCTATTTTAGGGCGATTGGCTGTTCAATCTCCTCAGAATCATTGTAATTCTAAATCCACATAGAATCGGGTAGAAGATCGTTGCGTACATCATTCATTTCAACAAAACCTCCTGTGTTAGGATCAATATAACCAAAACCACCTAGCATAGGGTCGTATATATATTTTAGTTTTACTTTTTTTCTGCCAGATACGCCAGAAGTTCCTTCTTCATAAGTTGGAATACTTTGTTTTTTATTTGTTTTTTTATTCTTTATAGATTCTTGCTATTCTAATAAATTCTAATAAGTTATTTGGTTATTTCTTTCATTTAGCATCTAACTATTTTCAGCATATATATTATTAGCTTTCTTATTGCTTTTTTTCATCAATTTCTTACCCATTTCTGCAAATGTTTTATTAGTTCCTGGAACTTTTAATTTATCACTCAATACTTGAGTTCCAACAGGTACATTTAATAAATTGGAATCCGTAGGTTTACCTTCTTCTGGTATAGATCCTATAGTTCCATCTGGCATTCTTAACATCTCACCATCATCTAAATAAGCCATAGTAGATGGTACTACACCACCTTTAGATAAACTTAATTCATTATATCCATTTTCTTGATAGTAATCAGCTGCTACTTGTTCAGACATTTGTCTAGCTTGAATACCATTTTTAATTCTACCAGCTTTATTACGTATATAACTTTTACTATGACCAAATAGCCCAGCTATTCCTGATGGCAATTCATACTCACCAGTCTGTTCATTAACAGAACCACCAGAACCTATACTTGAAGTAATACCACCAATAGCTCCACCTATTACTGCTCCCCAAGGTCCACCAATAGAAGCGCCCATTGCAGCCCCAGATCCTATTCCACCTATTACACCAGCTGCTGTAGGTTTCTTTCCACTAGTAGCATTACCTATCATACTACCTACAGCACCAACTCCTTGTGTAACTACATTCGCTTTATCTACTCCACTCATATTACCCCAGTTTGAAATAGCATCAGCACCGAAAGCATATTGAGGAATTCTTTTTAATTTCTTAGTTTTCATATTATAACATTGAATATCTATAAGTTGTTTTAACATAAGGAAGCTTAAATTCTCTGTTATCATTACAATCTAATGTATAATTACAGATTAAGTATTTTCCTCTCATTCTTCCAGCATAAGACATATTAGTCTATTGTTGCTACCCTGGATTATTTTGTTTCTCTCTACTTATTGGGAATCTAAATGTATCTTCTCTCTATTCTATCTATTTCCAATCAATAGGTTCTGTTTCCTAATTCTTAGTATTAAAGTGTATATCAGATATTAACGTAGGCTTAGTTTCATCTCCAATGTCTACAAATTCAGCAGAGAACCATTGATTATCGAATACTTTAGTATATGCTATATCTTTATTAACTACAAATCTAACATAAGATATTTTTTCTTCTTTAGTAGTACTATTAACATCATACATATTATGTAAGTAATAACAATTATTGTTTTTAATAGTAACTAATCTAGTAGAGAATGGGAAGAACCAGTTTGGATTATGAGTATAAAAAGAAGTAAATACATTTAGTTGTTCATTAAATATTAAACATCTGTCATATATTCTAAACCATACTTCATTATATTTCTTATCATAGAATGATACTGGATTCTTTCTAGCATTATCTGGTAATCTATTTAAATACGTCTATACTTGTTTTACTTTAGATAACTCATTAAAGTCATTGCTAAGTGAGCATATAACATTTTTATCTAAGTCATACCAATACAAAGTAGTTTCAGAATTAGTAATACTCTTATCATTAATAATACTATCACCATTTAAAGTAACTAAGTAATCGTATCTGGTAAGAATACCACCAGTACCTAATGTTAAAGCTCCAGCATTATTATCAGTAATTAATGACCTATCATTAACAGAGGCTATACCTACAGCACTATCCTAGAAGAAATACAATTTGTTTTTAAATACTTTAAGATTAGTAACTGGTCCATATGTACTATCTGTGTCTAAATAGTTAGCAAATTTAAATTTAGTCCAACTATCTGTTTGTTCATTATTTGTTTTTAATTCTGAACAAGTAATCCTATTCATACTCTTAACATCATCTTCAGCATATATAGACTTTTGTATATAGTTCTTACTAGTACTAGTGTTAGAATATGCAGCATTGTATACATACATTGGAGTTTTCTAAGTATACAAAGTGTTCATTTGACCTGGATCTGTTAGGAAATAAATATTAGCTTCTCCAGTTTGTGCGTCTCCAGAAGATTCTACTATATCTTGTGAATAATGTTCATCATTTCTATAGTATAGATTAATACTAGACTCTAATGGTATATAAGCTCCAACGTATCTCTTAAAACCATTTCTATCATCAGCATCATTTCTAGTAAATAACATAGTGTGAGTATAATCTAATACTCCTAAATATGTATCTCCACCAAAACACATTGCCGCATCATAACCTTCCCAAGATGTTTTAACATAAGTATTAGTACTGTTGTATATAGAATAACTTCTACTCATAAAAGTGTTACCACCATATTGTGTAGCATTCTTTTTTATATTAACAAATAGTACAGCATTATATCTGTATTTCCTTAATAGAGGAGTAGTACGAATACCTGTAAAATTACCAGAATATACATCTGGTGCACTAATAGCCAAACATACTCCGTGAGGACCAAGAGCTTCATTAGAACCAATACTATAATTTACAAATCCAAATCTATCAATATAGTCTACTATTTGTTTAGCTTCAAATGCTTCCTGATAAGGAGATATATTGGTTGGTTTAGTAACATCTTTTATTGAAAAAGATTGTCGTAAATTTGAATTATCTTTATGAGCATAATTCTTTCCAAAGAACTAATAATATTTACATATACCACCGCTAAGTCTACTATCGTTTTGCTCAAATCCGTCAAATACTCCACCATCTAGTTTAACAGCTGGAATATCACCATCATAGTCAGAACCTTCTACTACACCACCAAATGGATTTTCAGTTTGATTATTATCATTACGTCCCATTACTTTAGTAAAAGGAATACCTAATCTATAATGTTTGTAATTAGCATCATCGCAATATGTAGCAGAATTAGCACAGTATAACGGAACAATACTCATTCCACTATCAACAATAGAATCTGATTTTTCTTTATTAAAACATATATCTGCACTAACAAAATCAAATATACCATTAGTATCCAATGGATTTATAGCCTATTTTTCTTGCTATACCATTTTATTATCATATATATGATAATAACCTTGTGCAAATGGAGAAATAGAGCCATCTACAAAAGTAGGCATTATAGTAGGTCTTCTATCTATACTACCTAAAGAATATTCAGCTCTATAATCCTCAGTGTTGTTATACCAACCGTTAAATCTAATAGTCTTATTTAATAATCCTTGTGTAACTACAGTTCTATCTGCTAACGTTCTATCGCATCTTACTATTTCATAAGCTACTACATCAGTAGGAAGATTCTGTACATAAAACATTATACCTAGCGGATGAGATACTAACTCATAATTACCAGATCCATCTACAGTACCACCAAAAGTAAATGGTTCATATCCTTCAATATCAGCAGATGGAAATCTTATATCTCCTATCCAATGTACAGGAGAAGGTATATTCTTAGTATTATACAATATAATACCATATCTATATACTTCATCTCTCTAATGACTTAAGAAATTAGATACATAGTAAGGATCACAATAGTTTCTTATTCTAGATTTACCATCACTATTAAATGTATGTACTAATTCTTTTGTTTCAGGACATACTAACTTAATAGTATTATAAGATTTTTTAGATGATGATAAGCTCATACTATATGGTACAAATTTATCACCTTCATCGTCAACTACTGGAGTATTGTCAGACTCTATTAAATCTGTTATAATAAATCTATAACTAATATTTAAACCTCTACCACCTCTAATAATTCCATTATCATCATATCCAAATGCATATTCATCTGTTGAATTATTAGGATATACCATTGAACTATTCATTGGGTTTATGCAATCGTGTTCTTCTGGTATAACTAAGTCTGTTTCAGGACTAATTAATTCAGAAAATGTAGTAGTTATATCTTGATTACTTATACTAGAATTTAATTTAATAATACCATTACTATTACATCTATATGCTCTAGCATCATAATCTACATCCCAAGTTAATTCCTACACATTAGAAGCGAACAATCTATTATCCATCTTTGCTATACTTTTAGCATTAAATTCAAATGGGACAAGATCGTTAAATTCTTCTATACTTAATTCGTTAACATAACTACTACCAACATCATTGTAATTAAATGTTATTACATTATCTTCAGACTTAGGTAAGTCCAATTCATTAATTACATATATCTTAGGAGTTTGAGTATTGCTAGTATACTGAATACTAATGATTCTTATTTTTTCAAATCTACCATCATTAAACAAAGTAGCTTGTAACATACAACCTTTATCTGTACTCTCACCTTGTCTATCACCTTTAAATGTTTTAGATGAATTTGAATTACTAGATGATATAGGTATCATAGGACTTAATGAAGAAGTAGATGTTTCTCCACCATGTACACTAAATAACTAATAACAATACTACATCATGCCAGCTGGTAGATTACCAGATGTTAACTCAATAAACTTAAAAGGAGCAATAGTAGAACTTGGTAATAAATCGAAGTAAGTATCATCTTCTATGTGATTAGTTTTATCTGTTTTATACTAAGCAGATATATTAATACATTTTATAGAAGAAGTACCATCAGATATATATATTTTACTTACTTTGTCTGATTCGTAATTAGTAACTATAGCTACTTTATTAACTAAATTCATTACAGCTGATACTACTAAAGTCCAAGTAGGTTTAATACTGTTGAAATCAGTTATAGCCCATATATTATTAATATAAGTTCCTTCATACAATTCCATAGTAACTACTATACCACATTCTTCTACTATCTTCTTAGTAGAATTGTACCACCTAGTTACTGCTGTACCAAGTATATTTTCAGATGCTTCAATACCACCTTCGTACTATCTTACATCTTCTATATTCTATAGAATACCTGTAGTACCAGCATTATCTGTAAGTAATCGAATATTTTCAGCCCATCTATACTAGTTATCTGCTAACATAGTAATATCGCTATCAATATTCATACCACCAATAAATGTATTTACTTGGCTATTTATCTCCATAATCTACTATAATTCTAATTATAAATTTCTTGCCTATCTCCAGTTGTACTAAAGAAAGTACGTTCTTCATCTATTTCTGGAACTAATGTATTCCATGTGTACTTGATATTACTCAAATCGTCCTAGTTCGGCATTAATGATTCTGCATATGCTTGTTTTCTATAGAAATTATATGATGTCTTTGCGTCAATATAAATCTATCTATGTACATCTCCTCTTATATATTTAATGTAAAGTATTTTCTATGCACAGTACCAGAAACAAGCTTCAAAGTAAGACTATACATCAGGTATCATAGGCATGCCATCCTCGTCAGTGTAGATAGCATGATATGAAATTTTTGCATATCCTTCTGGAACATTTGTAATGAGATATCCTGGTTTGACGTCATATTGTGGCGTATAACTGAAATTAGTACCATTAAAATTAGTGTGCTACAATCTACCATTTTTACTACAAACTGTATAATTATTAATTAATGCACTAAGTGTCTATCTAGTATTAGTATCTTTATTAAGTATTTCTAATGCGTCTTTATCTTTAGTAATATTGTGAAGATTCTTTACCAATGGTATTAATACATCATCGTGTACAATCATATTACAACAATCACAGTTATCTTTTCTGTCATAGACGCTGAATGTACCTGTACTCTTCTTCATAGGTATCCAACCACCGCAATCACATGTAGAGTAAGCTACACTATTCAATCTTTCTAAGTCACATGGTAACTTAGCCTAATAACCATTGATAGGTATTACTTCTACTTTATGGTCTAGTTGATTAACAGAACCTATGTTCATTAAAGCTTCTCCAATCCATTGACGTATATCTGTAATAGGTATTTCGGTTTCATTTAAACCTAAATCCGCGATTACTTTAGCAATCACGGCTTTACTACTTGTCATTTTATATATCATGGCTGCTATTCGTAATCGTGAATATTCTATTTAATTATTTGTGCTAAATGCCTTTTATTTGCTCTAGTAAGTACAATCTAATACTTACTTTTGTTAGACACTAGCATATCCTATTTATTCCAGTAAAGTCTATACTTATAGAATCCTGAGTGTTCGTTAAGTAAATAAGTAAGTTTACCTAATTCTTTTGTAGCTTTGTAATCTATTCTAAGACTTCTACCATCTAAATGTTTAGGTTGTTTCTTTACTATTTGTATACTACCCATTCTATAAGGTAATTTAACTTCTTTACTTTCTTCCAGTAACTAATCTCTTAAGTAATAAAAGTAATCTGTTACTATCTTTCTATAAGTAGTATAATCTATGTCATATACTGTATCTGGTTCTATACTACTTAAGTAATGATTATAGAATGAAGGTATAGTATAAGATACCGTTTTATTAGCTGATTTATTTAATTCATTCATCGTCTTATACTTCTATTAACATTCTAATTCATTACATTCTAAGTATCATCCTTACTATCGTTAGTAGTATCAGATACTTGCTATCTCATAGTTAAGAAATCTTTAGTAAAGATTAACTACTTAACTGTTCCCCACATATAAGCTGGTAAAGGATATTCATCCTTATCAGGATTGTAACATAGTTTATCTTCAGTAGGATCTTCAGCAATTATTTCTACATCAATATATTCTAGTTGATTAGCATCACCTTCTACATATATCCTATTGCCTTTAACATATGCAATATAATCTTTGCAGGTGTATTTTCTATATCTCTAGAATTTCATCTTAGTTTCAGAACCTAATTGAATAATATTACCATAGGCATCTTTTACTGTTATTACTGAAGTAGTAAGTTTAGTACCAAGTAAAGTAGGTAATTCTTTATCTCCTTGGTATTCTGCATGACCTGGATCTTCTTCTATTTTATCCAAATGCATGCGTATAGTCTAATAGAAGATCTAGTCTAATTGCTCTCCCTTATCTAACTTCTGTTTTAATAGGTAAGCTCGATATGTTTTAATCCACAACATTATCTAGTATCTACTGAGCTTTTCACTCTCAGCAATCTAGTTGTTTCTAGCTTCTAATAGAACATCATCAATCAATTCATTAAGCGACATATTTATTAATTTTTAATTTTCCAATATAATCCGCCGCATCTTCTGCTATATTTTATAGCAGCTTGAATATTGGCTTGATTCAAATTTAATTCTCTAGCAGCACCTCGGATACTAATATACTCTGTTTCTTTACCAGCACTATCAATACTTATTATTTTCTTACATCTACTATTAGTAGTTCTTTGTTTAAAAGCTCTTCTATTAACTAAATTATTATAGTTCATATTATATTGTTCTGTACACCATTCTAAGTTATTGATGTTATTATTTAATTTGTTTTCGTCAACATGATTAACTTGTGGTAGATTATATTTATTTTCTATAAAAGTTTTAGCTACTAATCTGTGAACTGATATACTTTTAGTCTTTCTATTAACACAAATAGGAACCATTAAATAACCACACATATTTTTTCTAGCTTTTAATACTTTACCTGGTCTCACATAACTAAAACCTTTACAATATGCATGTGCATTTTGATAATCATTAACAATTATCAATCTATCTTTACTTCTTATTCTACCTAGATTGCTAGCTTGATAGTAATTTTCATATCCGGGTATATCTTTCCAAATCTCTTCCATATTTACTAACTTTATGCTAACTTATAATAAAGAGTGTATAAGAAGCCGTTAGCTAGCATTCATAGGTAGCTACTCCTATTTATCCTATACACTCAATTTATAAACGCAAAATAATAATATTTGTATTTATTACACCTAAAAGGAATACATTGATTCTTTTTTTTAATAGCTGTTTCTATAAGTACATATAATAAAAAAGGTAGACTTTTTAGTCTACCTTAAATATCTTTTATTTCATCTATGGAGCTGGTACATTAGGCATAGGTGGCATTGGTGGTTTTGGGAATCCTCCCATAAACATCTTCTTAGCATCTTCTATCATCTTCCTAATATCAGCTACATCATTCTTTAAATCATTTATTTCTTTACTATTATCAACAGTATTAGTTACTGTAGGAATTTCTACTTGCGCTTCTAGTTGATCTAGAATATCTTTACACTTCTCCATTTCTTCATCGTACTTACTTGCTGCTTCTTTTTTAGCTTTGAACTCGTTGTAGTTCTATCTAACCATATTAGCTATTTCTTCTTTGTTGGTAGCAACAGTAAGTCCTATAGAAGTATCATTAATTATTGAGCGTTCAGCAGGTACTGATAGTTTCTTAGATTCTCCATTACAACTAATAAATACATCGACTAATTTACGTCTGTTCTATCCTGGTATTGGAAACTAACCTTGCGGCAAAGCTTCATCATAAGGATTTGAAACCTAGGTAATAGAACCAAGACTATAAACAGTAGTCTTTTTAAAAGTTCCTAGAACTTCCAATACGTGCACGTGATCTCCTATTTTTAATTGACTAAATAACATAATTGAATTGGTTTTAGTAGGGCTACCTTTTACGGTAGCCCTAAGTTTTTATTAAGCAGCAGCTGGTGCTACAATATGATTTACAGTCTGAAATACTCCAGTACGTTTATCATAGTATATTAGATATTTATTACCCGTTGAAATTTCTTCTGTTGGCATCTAATCACCAGAACCATTTAGTAATGCTTTACCACTATTAGTATTTACACTAGTTGGATTAGATGATACCTAACTAGAACTAACAGAAGTAGCTACAGATACCAATGATCCTTCTGTTGCACCAGTAGCAGTATGATTAATATTTAACAATATTAAACCTCTGCATGGCAATTGTCTCCATTGAAATGGACATATTCCATAAGTAACAGTATTGTTAGTAGTATCTACATTAGAGAATATAGTATCTAATGTAGGTATACCACCTTGGTCAATACGTCTTACACGATAAGGATTAAAGAAAGGATTAAACATGATTACCTCCTTTCTTATTAGCAACCACAACCGCAACCGTCGTTATATCCGTATCCGTAACCAGTGAATCCACCGTTACATCCGAATGGGTTACAAGTTAAGTAAGCAGGTACTGGACAAGGACGCAACTGATTTACGATATTAGCAGTTTGAGCAGATTGAGATAGACCTAATTCAAGAGCTGACTTCTCAGCACGCAATGTGTCAATCTTATTCTGCATTTCACGCATTTCAAGTTGACAGAATTTATCGTTAATCATTTGAGTCTGCGCATCTATCTTAGCGCCAATCACATTAAACTTACTAGCATTATCTGTCATTAAGTTATTGAAACCACCAGTGATTGCATTCTGCAAAGTATTAGTTTGCTGACAGATAGACAGTCTATTGTCTGCATTCATTTGAGTCAAGTTCAAATTAACAGAGTCAATTGAACGTTGAGTCTGGCAGCAGCAGTTAGCCAATTGAGAAGCCAAGTTAGCATTACCAGAAGTAATAGCATTAATTACTTCACAGCTAGCTAATTTAGTATCACAAGCAATCTTACTTACGCTAGTATTAATAGTATTTAAAGCTGTCTGTACAGCGTTAATATCACAACTTAAAGTATTAGACAAAGAACTGATAGCATCTTTGTTACCTTGAATAGCCTGCATTAACAGACTTGTATTAGTATCGGTATTCAACTGAGAAGCAAGACGACTAGCATCATCACTACCTCTACCAAAACCGTTACCTCCAAAACCGCCCCAGCAGAAGAAGATTAGGATGATCCAAATCCACCACCAACCGCCGTTTCCACCGAAACCGCCGTTGTTCATCATAGCCATAAGAGCAGCAGGGTCCATATTACCTTTGTTTGCATTCTGCAAAAGTGCAGCTACACCTGGATCTATACCAGCGTTTTGTACTAAAATTTTTTTCAGGTTCGTACATAGTTCTCATAAATTTTGATTAAATTAATATCTTGATATTCTTCTTTCATACATAGGTTCATATCTATGCATTCTTTCCTCTTCACGTTCACGATCTAAATATTCATCGTCTTCGTCATAGTCATAACCGTAGCGAGTCATTCTTCCTCCTCTACCTCTTCCACGTCCTCTACCACCACGAGCGTAACGATACTCATGCTCTTCATCTTCATCGTCTTCAAGCATTAACATCGTCTTAGCTTCTTTGCGCAATTTATCACACATAATATAGCAATAGTAATACCACATCTTTCCTTCTTCTATGTCTTTATCATTCAACCAAGCTTTTGCTAGTTCTACAAAGTACTTAATGTGATCACTGCTTGTCATAGTAACAACTGCACGATAATAGTCTGAACGTATCATATTGAGAGCAACGTACCAATCATACTTGTTGTATTTCTCACCTTTCAGATTGATTCCGTACTGGTTAGCGATTGAAGTAGTTTCTTCTAAACTCCAATGTTCTCCACGAGAGCCATCTTCGTTTTCCATCTTAGAGACTGCTTTTAGTGCACATTCTTCATTGAAGTGTGGACCATACATAGCCTCATGACGCTCTATTTTCAGTCTTTCTCTCATTGCATTAATTGATTTAATTATTCGACTTATAAAGTTCATTTTGATAAATCTATTATTCTAGTATTTTCTACATTGATTAACTTGTTACTGTTATCAATTTGGTACTTATAAATAGTTCGTTTTTTAAAATCAAAGTGAAGGAGTCGCTAGAACCAATTCTTATAATTACGCTTATATTCTTTTTTAGTATGAATAAATAGTGATTGTGTATTGCGAATGTCGATACTATGTGTTAGGAGCGTATCTCTTTTATTTATTACGATTGATGTCAAATTATTTGGTTTGATTTCCACTTTAAAGTCAGTTGATCTAACTACTACTGTAGTATCATGTACTACTTTCTACTCCTATATCTGTACCTATTTCAACTCCTTCTCTTTGATCTTTAATTTCTTTACTGTAGCTCGTACTTCTTGTATTAAGCTATCTTTGGTTTCTTTAAATTCATCCAGAGTAAGCTATAGAACTCTATTATCATTCTTCTACTATGTTGCTAGCTATTCATAGTAAAGATAGTTATTAGTTACTCTATCTAGTTCTCTATTCTTCTTATCTAGCTAGTTATTCTAATAAAAACAAATGGCAGCGAGAATCATAATGATAATCACTGCCATCGCTTTGTAATTTCTTTTAAACCAACCGATAATGTTACTTGTTAATCTTTTTGCTAGACTTATCAGTATTGGTATCATTTGTAATAGTATTTTGTTCTTCTAAGATGTCTGTTATATCTACATCTAAATATTTTTCTGCTTTTGACTTTATAATCTTTGTGAAGAGTCTTGTAACTAATGAATTAGGTTTTAATGCTTTCCTAGATTCTAATAATGATATTATTTCTGCAAAACATACTGCTCCTGCTGCAACTTTAGCTAACACCAGATCAGCATATGTCATAAATATAAACTTATCTAATAAAGTAAATCCAGCTATCATTACAGCTGCAAATCCTAGTTTCTCAATAGTAGACCAGAACTTACCAGATTCAAAGTAACTATTATTGGTTACTTGTCTACATACTTTATATCCATAGATTAAGTCTAATATTATGAATAGAAATGACACACCTATTAATGGTGCAGCTGGTGCTAGTATAGTCGCTATACCTGTTAGCCAACCTACTATAGATTGATATCCATTAGCAAATATACGTCTTGCAAGATTCATTATATATAAACTTCTACTCAACACAACTTAAAATAATTTTATCTGAAATAAAAATGCTAGTCAATATTTATTACTGCTAGCATATGTTAAAGTCTCTGCGATTATATAACTATAACGTACTCATTATTCGTATGTTCTATTTCCCTTACGTATATCCAGGTAATCTAATAGCTCTTTATGTTTAATAGTTTTATTAAGTAAAGAATAACAGTTAGCATGTTTAAACCATCCTATATAGCTAGCCATTTTTCTTCTATAATATTTGTAGTTAGTACTTCTTTTATTTAGTTTAGCATTCTTCTTACAGTATCTTTTCTTTAATGCTTTTCTAACTAAAGTAAAGTTGTGATATATTTTATATCCAACAAAATCTATACTTCTACTTTCTACTGGGAATACCTGATAATTATTCTTTAACTACAGTTTTAAGTTATCTTTTAAATACTACTTTATATCTCTAAGTAATGTCTACAAAGACTCTTTATCTTTATAAAGTATTACTATATCATCTGCATATCTATAATAGTACTTTATATTTTTATTTTCTTTAACCCAATGATCAAAGTAAGATAGATACAGATTAGCAAAGAACTAAGATAAGTAATTACCAATAGGTACTCCATATGATGAATCTATTATCTCATCTAGTAACTATAATAGTTCCCTATCTGATACTTTTATTCTAATTATCTATTTTAATATATCATGATCTACTGAAGGATAAAACTTTCTAATATCTATTTTAAGACAGTATTTAGTATTCTCTCTATCTTTTAGATCATGCTATATCTACTTAAGAACTTTGTGAATTCCTCTTTTCTTGATACAACTATAAGTCTAAGGTATCATCTAATTAATCCACAAAGGTTCCATTATATTCATAATGGCGTGATGTACTATACGATCTGGAAAGTAAGGTAGTTTAAATATTATTCTTTCTTTAGGTTCATATAACTTAAAAGTAAAATATTCAGAAGTTTTATAAGTATGATTGATTAACATATCTTGTATCTACTTACAAAATCCTTCTATATCTTCATCTACTTTTTTTACATCATCTCTGTGAGTTTTATTCTTTCTAGCATTGTGGTGAGCTAGTTTTATATTTTCTAAATCTGTTATCTTCTAATATAAATTCTTAAATTTCTTCATAGTCTGAAATTACAAAGAGCTTTCGATATTTCACTACTAACCCTTAATAAATTATTTATATTTTTTACCAAGTGGTAAGGTCCTTCTCAGTAGTTGGCTATTATATGATAGACTGAAAATATTATGATACGCAATTTCATTGAACTGATATTAGCATTGGAATTACTAACCTCATTATTGGAATTAAGATTGAATAGACCTGCTTTGCTGCTATTGTCAGAGTTACTACTTTTTTACTTAAAACTAATAATGCATACTCGTTCTAATTCTAGAGAAGCAACCTGTGGGTATTACTTAACTACACCGTATTGCATAATTAAGTCATTACTCCGCCCACGGGAGATATGTTAATCGAGAACCGATA